GCCGATCGGCAAGGACGGTTCGACGGAAGGTTCGGCGCAGGCGCAGATTGAAAAGCTCGCCGAAACCCGCGCTACAGAGAAGAAGATCACCAAGGCCGCCGCGATGGTGGAAGTCCTCGATACCAGTGAGGGCAAAGACCTGTACGCGAAAGCCGAACAGGAAAAGCGTGCGGCCTAATCGGCTCGCATCAACCCATTAAGGAGCCGATCACATGGCTTACGACTACACTGGGTATCTTGACTTCGACCTGCCGGCGGCTGCCGACTTGTCGGCCAAGCAGTACCTTTTCATGACTGTCGATTCGTCCGGCAACGCGGCGGCGGCAACGCTCGGCGCCGACGTTGTTGGCGTATTGCAGAATGCGCCTGGCGCTGCGTCGCGTGCGGCCAAGGTGCGGCCGTTCGGTGTGACCAAGATCACTCTCGGCGGCAACGTGACTGCCGGCAATCGCATCGTCACGGACAATAACGCCAAGGGCGTCGCGGCTGGCTCTGCCGATGCGTACAATCTCGGCGTTGCGCTGGCGACCGGCGTATCGGGAGACGTTATCCCGATGCTGTTCCGCCCGACCGGCCTTCCATAACAAACAGACAACCTAGCGCATTGATGGTGGCCGCCTTAAGGGCGGCTTTTTCGTTGAGGCGCACCCCTTTCGCTACGCCCGCGCTGTGACAGCGCCGGCTTTCCCTTAGAGGGAGCAGTACAAATGGCTAACCCTGTCGCTGGCGATGTCCACGTCAATGCGATTTTGACGAACATCTCCGTCGCGTTCATGCAGAAGCCGGACGCCTTTGTCGCCGACAAAGTGTTCCCGGCCGTTCCCGTACAGAAACAGTCCGACCGCTATTTCGTCTATTCGCGCGGCGACCTCAACCGCGACTCGATGAAGAAGCGTGCGCCCGGTTCGGAATCGGCCGGCGATGGCTGGAGGATCGACAACACGCCGACGTATTACGCCGACGTGTGGGCCTTGCACAAGGATGTGGAAGATCAGGTTCGTTCGAATGCGGATTCGCCGCTCGATATGGACCGCGATACAACGAACTTCCTTGCGAACAAGGCGCTCATCAACCGTGAGGTCAACTGGGCGTCGAATTACTTCACCACCGGCATCTGGACCGGCGCGTCGGTCGACGTGACCGGCGTCTCGGCTTCCCCGGCTGGAAATACCGTCCTTCAGTGGAACGATTCCAACGCCACCCCCGTCGCTGATGTGAAGACCTACAACGACCGCATCCACCTGTCGTCCACCTTCCGGGCGAACAAGTTGGTCATGGGCCGTCAGGTCTGGTCGAAGCTGTCCGAGCACGGCTCGATCACGGACCGCATCAAGTACGGCGCGTCTCCGGGTGCGCCGGCCATCATCACCAAGCAGGCCGTCGCCGCGCTGATGGAAATTGACGAAATCCTCGTCATGGATGCCGTCAAGAATACGGGCGCGGAAAGCAATTCGACCACGCTGAACACGAACGAGTCGAATGCGTTCATCGGCGGCAAGTCGGCGCTGCTTGTGTATGCGGCTCCTGCCGCGAGCCTGCAGTCTCCGTCTGGAGGCTACACGTTCAACTGGGTCGGCTTCACTGGCGCCGGACCCGCCGGTCAGCGCATCAAGAAGTTCCGGATAGAGCATCTTGAGTCCGACCGGCTGGAAATCCAACAGGCGTATGCGCAAAAACTCGTCGCGGCTGAGTGCGGCGTGTTTTTCAACACGATCATCGCCTAATCGGCCTTGATACGTGGCACAAACACAGTGCGGGACGCCTAGGGTGCCATCACCGAACGCCCCGTACTGGCTCTTACCATTCGATCGAGACGCGGATTACGTCTATGGCGCGTGGCCGAAAGGCTTCACCGTCAATGGATATCATCCGCGTGTCGGCGATCTTGTCGACAAGTCTCAATTCTCCACTCGGATGCTGAAAGAGCATTACGAGCGGCGCTGGATCAGGCGGGCCGAAGAAGCCGACTGGAATTACATCACGCAGAACGACCGGCCATTTGCGCCGCCTCTGGCTGTTGAAGCGGCGCCGCAAGAGGCTGCGCAGACCGTGTGCATGGCGGCGGATGTACCCGTCAGGCGCAAGGGCGGCCGACCGAAAGGTTCGAAGAACAAGCCGAAGTCCTGATGCTGCCGTTTACGAGCATCGGCGACCCGGATTGGTCGGACAAACCGCTGGCAATCGTCGGCACGGGTCCGAGCCTCAAAGATATCGACTTCCGCCGCTTCCACATTCCCGGCATTCGCGTTCTCGCCGTCAAGGAAGCGGTGTGGGAAATGCCGTTTGCCGATGCGGTGTTCGCATTGGACCGGCGGTGGATATGCCGGCAGGCCGACAAATTGCGGCATGAGTGCCGGGCGGAAATCTTCCTCGCTCCGACCGGGCAGGAATACGAGTTTCCGCTTGAATGTCCGCTGATCGAGCGGGCGAAGTATCTTCGGCTCTCCCGTTTCGAGGGCTTAAGCGATGACCCCGCCGTCATTCAAAGCGGCGGCAATTCCGGGTTCGGCGCTGTCAATCTCGCCTATCTCAAAGGCGCAAAGCGTATCGTTCTGTTCGGCTTCGATTACACCGAGCAGGGCGGGCATCACTACAAATTAGAAAACTACTACTGGTACTCGGCGGGACAAAACGCCCGGTACTGGAAAAACTGGGGCGACAATTTCAACGCCTGTCTCCCCCAACTCAAACGCAGCGGCGTCGAGGTTTTGAATGCCTCGCCGATATCGACCGTTGACGCTTTTCCAAAGGTGACGATTGAGCAGGGCTTGGAGTATCTGGATCGGCTTCGATCCGCGTGAAGCCGCCGCGTTCGCTGTAGCCCGCCACTCGATCAACAAGAGACTGACGCTTCCGGTGCCGGTGTATGGCCTGGTGCTGGATGATTTGAAAAAGCGGGGGCTCTACCGCCGACCCACCGACCGGCGCTTGAACAGCGAAGGTCAGTGGCAGTTGTGGGACGAGATCAGCGGCGCTCCTTGCTCGACGCAGTTCTCGATATCTCGCTTTCTTGTTCCGCATCTCGCCGGTCATGGGCTGGCGCTGTTCATGGACTGCGACATGCTGGTCAGGGAAAACCTGTGCCGCCTGTTCCAATGGATCGAGCGGCAGGAAAGCCCAAAGGCCGCATGGTGCGTCAAGCATCAGCATGAGCCGCATTCAACCGTCAAAATGGACGGGCAGGCGCAGACCAAATACGCCCGCAAAAACTGGAGCAGCTTGGTCGTTTTTGATTGCGACCGAACGGCAAACAAGGCGCTCACGCCCGAACTCGTCAATACGCTTCCCGGCCGCGATCTGCATCGGCTCTGCTGGCTGAAAGACGACCAAATCGGCGAACTCGCTCCGGAATGGAATTGGCTGGCCGGCGAAAGCGAGCCGATCGAAAGCCCGAAGGTCGTGCACCATACGTTGGGTTCTCCCTGCATGGCGGGATACGAGGACGTTCCATTCGCCGATGAATGGCGTTCAACATTGGCGGAGTGGGCGGCGCGATGATTACCGAACGCATCGATGCCGTCACAAAAATTCCCCCGGCATATCTCAAGGCCGAATGTCCCGCGCCGCGCTCGGTCAAGATCGAAATATCGCCGCGATGTAACTATCGCTGCGGCTTCTGCGCTCTACGGACGCGCGAGGAACAGCCGAAGTCCGACATGGATTTCGAGTTTTTCAAGCGAATCACACGCGAAATGCGCGATGCCGGCGTCGAGGAGGTCGGGTGCTTCTTCCTCGGCGAAAGCATGATGAATCCCAAACTGCTTGTCGCCTGCGTCGAATACCTCAAGCAGGACGTGGGGATGCCGTATGTATTCCTCACGTCGAATGCGTCACTGGCAAAGCCGCGCTGGGTCGACGAACTCATGCGCGCCGGCATCGACTCGATCAAATGGTCGGTAAATGCGGCGGATGAAGACCAGTTCGAACACGTCATGGCGGTTGACCGCCGGCTGTATCCGATCGCACTGAGCAATATCAAAGCCGCATGGGAATTGCGCGAGGCGAGGGGGTATCCGACCGGACTCTATGCGTCTTCGATCCGGTATGACGGCGAGCAACAGGCCAAGATGGAAAATCTCCTGGCCGAGCATGTCGTGCCGTATGTGGACGAGCATTACTGGCTGCCCTTGTACTCGATGGGTGCATTTGCGACGGCGCGGGAAGAAGAACTCGGATACCGGCCGACCGCCGGCAATCAAGGCAGGCTCGGGGCGTTAAGAGAGCCATTGCCTTGCTGGTCAGCTTTCACGGAAGGCCATGTCACGGCCGACGGGAAGCTATCCGCCTGCTGCTTCGACGCGAATAAATCATGGGCGATGGGCGATCTGACTAAGCAGCCGTTTATGGATGCGTGGAATTCGGCGGCATTCACGGCATTGCGTGCGGCGCATCTGAAAAAGGATGTGCGCGGAACGCCATGCGAACAATGCGTCGCCTATAATTGAGGTCGTGTCACGGGCTTCGGCGACGAGATCCTTGGCTCCGGCCTTGCCAAAGGCGCAGCCAAGCACGGCAAGCGCGTCGCCTTCAGTGACGTTAATTGCCGCCGCATCATCTGGCACCGCAATGCCCATGACATCTACCGCGGCAATCCGAACGTCGCGCCTCCCGGCGCGGAGGATACCGGCGAATCGATAGACTGGATCATCCATGCGCCCGGCGCGCGGGCTTACTGCCGGATCGATGGCGATCGATGGATATTTAATCCAGGCTTCAAGGCTATCCCCGGCGAACTCTATCTGACCGACGCCGAGCGGGAATGGGCGAAGTCGTTCGGCGATGCCGACGTCATCATCGAGCCGAACACCAAGCATTCGGCGCCGAATAAGCAGTGGCCGGTCAACAGGTATCAGGAAGTCGCCGATCAGTTGGCGATGGACGGGCACGACGTGGCGCAGTTCGACACGGGGCCGCATCGGCTAGCCGGTGTCAGAACAATCAAGGCCGCTACATTCCGGCTCGCATGCGCGTCGCTTGAGCGGGCGCAATTGTATGTCGGACCAGAAGGCGGGCTGCATCATGCAGCGGCGGCGCTTGGTATCGCTGCGGTGGTGATCTTCGGCGGGTTTATTTCGCCGCGCGTAACAGGCTACGACGTGCATACGAACATGTTTACCGGCGATGATCTGGGTTGCGGGAATCTTGCTCCTTGCGACCATTGTCGAGACTGCATGGCGCGGATCGGGGCCGATGAGGTCTATGACGCGGCGAAAGTGAGGCTTGCTTGAAGCAAGTTAATGGCTTCTTTCTCCCTGACGGTGAATCGCACTTGGATGCATTTCTGGAGAACGGGCCTGAATTTGCCGGCGGTCCCAGTTATCAATTGCACAAACTGATGGCGGCGCTACCGTATGTGAAGAACTTCCGCCATGCAGTCGATATCGGGGCGCATACGGGACTGTGGACGCGGCCTCTGTCCGTCATGTTCCGGCACGTCACGGCATTCGAGCCGGTCGAGCGGCACCGCGAATGCTGGTACGCGAATATCAAAACAGACAATTGCGATATTTGGCCGTTTGCGCTCGGCGATCACGGGGCATCCGTTTCGCTGCATACTGGCGAGAGTTCATCGGGCGATACATGGATTGCCGCGCACGGTGAGCATCTGGCGAAGATGAAGACTCTGGATTCGTTCGAACTCGCCAATGTTGACCTCGTAAAAATCGATTGCGAAGGGTTCGAACTGTTTGTTTGCAAAGGCGGCGCGCAGACCATCCGCAAGTATCGTCCGGCCATGATTGTCGAGCAGAAGATCGGCAAGGGTAAGCAGTTCGGCATCGGAGATACCGATGCCGTTGAATTGCTGTGCTCATGGGGCGCGCAAGTCCGGAAGGTCATCGCCGGTGATTATATCCTGAGTTGGTAGGAGTGCCGCGCCATGAGCGACGTTCGCCTATGGTGCGTAGTCGAGCCTGAGCGGAGAATAAAGACAACCCGCATCATGGCGTCACTAGCGCCGGGGTGGGGAGAGAAGGCGGCGCTGGTCGCAGGAATGCCGCCGAATGACGGCGCTCCATTTGCAATATGGGGCCAGCTTTGGACGGCGCTTGATGCTATCCCGCAGGCAATAAGAGCAGATCGTCCGTTCTGGCATATTGACAACGGTTATTGGCGGCCGGCTAAGGGCGGCCCGTTCGGTTACTACAGGTTCACTTATCGCGGCATGACTCCCGTCATGTTCGATAAGCCGGATTACGAGCGCGCGGAGGCGATGTGCATCCGCGAGATCAAGCCGTGGAGAACGACGGGAAAGCACGTTCTCATAGCGTTGCCGAGCGTGCATTACGGCCGTGCAATGGGGATCAAGGTCATCCCTTGGGCCTGTAAAATCCAAGGGCTTGTGCGGCAGCACACAGACCGGCCGATCATTATCCGGACCAAGGAAGAAACCCGGCCGTTACGCGAGCAATTGCGGGGTTGTTGGGCCTTGGTGACGCATTCGAGCAATGCGGCGGTAGAAGCCGCAAAAGAGGGCGTCCCTGTGTTTGTCGAGCCAACGTCTGCGGCGGCGCCGGTCGGGAATCTCGATCTCGCCGATCTGGAAAAACCGGAGATGCCCGGCAACAGGCGTCAATGGTGGGCTTCATTAGTCCAACAGCAGTTCACGCTCGCCGAAATGAATATGGGGTTGGCGTTCAAATATCTTCGTGTTGTGCGTGAAATGGTGGACGGAAAGTGACGTTTACTTACGACACATCTTTGGCGAACGATCTTGCGAAAGTCCGCTTGGCACTCGGCGATACAACCACGTCAGACCCGCTGTTCTCAGACGAAGAAATTTCCGGCGCGCTCGGCATCTATGGATCGCCGTTGCAGACAGCGGCAGCACTCGCCGATGCACAGGCGGCGAAGTATTCCCGCTTTGCGGCGATGTCGATCGACGGCGCCAGCGTGCAATACAACCAGCGCGCCGATATGTTCCGCGCACTGGCGACTCGGCTGCGAACACAGGCGGTCACGGCGGACAGCGGCGGGCTTGGGTCGCCGTTCGTCGGCGGCACCAGCAAAGCCGATATGGATACGGAGCGGCAGGATACGGATCGCGAGCCGAATCGCTTCGAGGTCGGCCAGATGGATTTCCCCGGTACTGCGCTGCCGTATAGCCGCGACTTCATCGACGACGCGACGAGCTGATGACGGTCGGCAATCAATTCCAGGCGAGTGTCGTCGGGTTTCTCGGCGACATGGGCCGGGCAATGACGCTGCGGCGCATTGTTGCCGGCACGTATGACCCAACCACAGGCACGACAACCGGCGACACGACGACCGACTACCCCGGCACTGGACGGCTCGGCGATTATTCCGATGTTGCGCAGGACGGCACCGTCATCAAGGAATCCGACCGCAAGGCAACGTTTCTCCCGACCGATACTAGCGTCACCCCGCAGGTGGGTGACCGTCTTGTCGTCGGGTCGGATGTCTACACGGTTGTCAATTTCAAGACGCGCGAGATCGGCGGCATCATCGGCAGTTACACGCTGCAGGTGCGCAAGTAATGTTTACCGCCGACACCAAGGAATTCACCGTCAACATCGACGCCTTTGTGCAGAAGGCCAAGGGCCGGGCGCAACTGTTCGCGTCCGAATTCGTGCAGGATATCGGCGAACAGGTGATTGAAGCGACGCCGGTCAAGACGGGGTTTCTGCGGGCGTCATGGTACGCATCGATCAATGCGCAGGATGTAGTGTCAGGTCCGTCTAGTCCGAAAAGCGGTGGAGCTTTAGCGGCGTCGCTTGGCTTCGTTGGTGGGGCAGAATTCAAACTCGGCGACATGTTCTACATGAATAACGGCGCCACTTATGCCATGCGGGTTGAATTCGGTTTTGTCGGCACCGATGCGCTCGGCCGCAAATACAATCAGGCCCCGCGTTCATTCGTTAGATCGACGCTTGATCGTGCCGCAAGCATTGCCGAAGAAACCGCGCAAAGAGTCGCCGCATTGTGACGACTCTATTCCAAGATATTCGCGGGGCCTTAACGACGCGAGCTAATGCAGCGTCCGGAATGCCGGCGGTACACGCCTATGAAGGCGTGCCGATCACGCCGAATGTCGGAATAGCTTATGCCGTCTACTCGCTTCTGCCGGAACAAGAGCGGCCGGTTACGTTCGGCGGGACTGTGACGCTCCTGCAAGGTGAATTTCATATCACTTTGTGGTTCCCATCCGATTCAGGAACAGGGCAAGCCGAGCAGGCCGCCGATTCTGTCAAAGACCAGTTTGTTCCCGGGGATGTTGTGACACAGGGGCAAACATCGGTGCGCATCGAGTATGCCGAGCGCAGGCCGGCACAGATAACCCCAGACTGGATCACCGTTCCAGTCTCGGTTGGATGGAATTTGCACAACGCATTGTAATGTAATCGGGCGGTACGGGTGAGCGTCTTTCAGGATATCCGTGGCGCTCTGACCGTGCAGGCGAATACAGCGGCAGGACTGCCGGGCGACAAGGCCTATGAGGGCGTTCCCTACACGCCTGTCGTCGGCACCGCCTATGTTGCTTATGCGCTGGTGCCGACAGCGGAACGTCCGCGCACTCTCGGTCAATACGGCGATACGATCCGGCAAGGTTTATTCCAAGCCAGTCTGTTCTTCCCATCCGGGTCGGGAACAGGACTAGCCGAATCCGCCGCCGACGCAGTTCGAGCAAAATTCCCGCCGGGGCAGGTTGTGACGCAAAATGAAACTGTCGTCCGCGTGCGCTATGCGGAACGCGCGCCCGCCCAAGCACACCCAGATTGGGTCATGGTGCCCGTGACTGTGGCGTGGACGACACGAACAAGCACCACGCCATTACTGCGCATCGCGTTCAACCATCCGCGCGGCTCTCAATACCTCGGCGCTCTTTAACCGCGGCCGATCACCCAAAAGCGCAGCCTCGCAAGCGCGCCCCGCATCGCCGTGACGGCGACGCATTCCCCGACTTAGACGGAGCGATTTAAACATGGCCACGTATGCCCAAGGCATTCGTTCGCAACTGCTGGAGAAAGCACAGACTGCCTTCGGCACCGCCGCGACCGGCAATTATGTCAAGACGAAATTCGTCTCGCATAGCCTCGATTACAAAACCGACACGATCAAGAGCGCGACAATCCGCTCGGATCGCGAAGTATCGGATTTCCGTCACACCACGCGGCATGCGGAAGGCGATGTCGTCGTCGAACTCGCCTATACGGATTTCGATGACTTCATCCAATCGGCGCTGTTCGGCGCTTGGGCGACAAACGTTATCACCATAGGTACGACGCCGACCTATCTGTCATTGGAAGATGGCGCCTTGGACGTGAGCCGCTATCGGCTCTACCGCGACATGCTGGTGTCCAAGTGGAATTTCAAGATGGCGCCGGGGCAGATCGTCCAATCGACATTCTCATTACTCGGCACGACCATGACTGGATCGGGTACAACGTCGGGCGGCACGCCGACAGGCCCTGGCACGAACCAGCCGTTCGATACGCTCACGGGGTCGATCTATGACGACGCGGCGCAATCCGGCACCGCGTTGGCCATGATTACCGGAGTCGATTTCACACTCGATAACGGCGCCAAGGCCAACTACACGCTCGGCAACAGATCGGCTCAAGTCATCGAATACGGCATGGGAGATGTGTCGGGCCAAGTGACGATGTTCTTGGATCAGAGCATTTCCGCGACGTGGCTGAGCCGGTATGTGAACGAGACGGAATTCGGCCTGTCATTCTCGCTCACCGACCCAGCGGGACACGGCCTTGAATTCCAGATGGCGCGGGTGAAGTTGTCGGGCAATTCCGCCCCTGTGCAAAACCCACAGTCTCGCATCGTGACGCTGCCGTTTCAGGCGATCAAGCCGACCAGCGGTTCTCCGTCGTCTGCGCTGCAGGTCACGCGGTTCTAGTTCTAGCGGCGGAAATACTGCCGCCGCACTTTACCCAAGCAATAGCAACAAAGGCCGATCATGGACCTGTCCAGTCTCGATACGTCGAAAGCATGCGACGAAGGCTCTGTCATGCAGCTACGGCATCCCGGCACGGGCGAGCCGCTGGAGAACGACGATAAATCGCCAATGACACTCACACTCTTGGGTCGGGATTCGCCGCGCTTCAAGGCGGCGCAGAACGCGCGCGTCAATCGCCGCATTCAGACGGCGGCGCCAGGGACAAAGATCACGGCGGAAGCCATCGATTCCGATGGTGTCGATCTCGTCGTCGACGCCACGACTGGATGGAACGTGACCATCGACGGAGACAAACCGGAGTTCACTTCGGCCTCTGCGAAGGCTGCCTATATCCGGTTCCCGTGGATGCGCGAACAGGCCGATGCGTGGATCGCTAACCGGGCAAATTTCTTGAAAGCCTGATTTCCGAACTGGTCGCCTTTGCCGAGGCGGAATTCAGGCTATCCGACCCGCAGCCGACTGGCGGGACTCTCAGAGAACACCTTCTGTCGGCAGAAGAACAAACGGGAATTGAAATTCCCGATCTCCACCCCGAACCTCCGCCGCGCGATATGCGGCACATCTGGGGAATCTTCTGCGAACTGTCCGAGGCAAGAGGCGGGACCGGGTTTGGACCTGCGCCGATCTCCTACACAGAAATAGAGGCATGGTCGCGGCTCACTGGCTTGCCTGTCTCTCCGTGGCAAGTGCACGCGATCAAGGCCGTCGACGCCGCATTCCTGTCTCACGCCGCTAAATTGTCAGCAGAAACCACGCCGCAAGATAATCCTCAGCAATGACCGATCTCGCAACGCTCGGCTTCAAGGTCGACACGTCCGGCCTTGCGGCAGGTTCGGCGGCACTCGACCAGTTCGGCGCGAAGGCTAAGGCGGCCGGCGCATCCGTTGCGCAAGGAACGGAGCAAGCGAAGTCCAACGCCACGGCGACCGGCATATATGCAAAAGCCGTGAACGATGCCGCCAATGCCCACGGCGGCTTCAATACGCAGGCCATGGCGGCCTTCCATGCGGCGCGGTCGATGGCGGAAGGCATCGCAATGGGCATTCCGCCGGCACAGATGCTGGCGATGCAGCTCAACCACTTGTCCTATGCGGCAAGCGGGCCGGGCGGACTCGTTGGCGCATTCCAAGGCGCGCTCGGCATGTTCACGTCGATGCTGACGCCGATGCGGATGTTGGTCGGCGGTGCGGCGGCTGTCGCTGGCGCGTTCTACCTCATTTACGAGTCGATCAAGACGACTGAAGTAAAATTCGCCGACCTACAGGACAAGATCGGCGGGACGCTGCAATCTTTGCATGGTCTGCAGTCTGCGGCGCTCCTGAAAGGCGGCGGGATCGGACAAGACGATTTCCTCTCCGCAATGGAAAAATTCGGCTCGCTGGCTATCGAGGCAGAACATCACGTCGGCTCTCTCGCCGAACTGTTCCGGGCTAACGGCGTTGCCGTCTCTCGCGACCTTAACGTAAATCTTGCTCGTACTGCCGATCTCGTCGCCAACGCGGCAAATCAGCAGGAAAAGTACCGCATCATTGCTCTGGCTGGTCTGCCGGCGACGCAGAAATGGGTGCAATTTCTTAGCCAAGGCGGCGCCTCAATTATGCAGGCGGCGCAGCAAGCTAATAACTTTGGCAGCATCGCCGAACAGGAAATGATCGCCAAAGCGCGCGACTTTGACACGGCTTGGGCGCGCGTCTGGCAGGATTGGAAGAATGAGGGGAAGGCGGCAATTATCGAGGTTGTCGACTTCCTGATGGCGCACAAAAACGACTTTGCCATATTGGCGGGTGGTGCGGCGGCTATCGCGCTTGCTACGGGTCATCCGGTTATCGCCGCCGGACTGGCGGCCGGGACTGCGGCCATCGCCGCCATGGACGAGCAGAGCAAGACATTCGACGCTCGCTTCAATTCTGCCACTCAGTTAATTTCTGACTATTCGGAAAAGTCGCTGTCTGGCGCGCTGAATAGAAAGGCCGGAATTTCAACCAGCGGCAAAACCACAGTCAACCCGCAAGACGCAGTCCATGATCAGCAAATGGAATTGCAGCGCATCTCCATCATGGGGCAGCTAGCCACGGTGGAAGACCAGGTCCGCGCCAAGGAAATTGCTATCCAGCAGGCGCGTCTTGCCGGCGTGGGAATTACAAAATCAGCCGCCGACCGCATCCTTGAATATACGCGGAACGAAGCCCTCGGCATTAATCAAATCCGCGCGTCCGCCGATGCGTACAAGGTCGAGGCGGACACGGTCGGCATGTCAACCGGCGAGGCGGTCAAGTACGCTGCGATCCAGAACAAGATAAACGAACAGCGCCGGCTCGGGAATACGCTTACCCCGCAGAGTATCGCACTCATTACGGCGGAAGCCGATGCACTTGGTAAGGCCGCGCAGAAAGCTGAAGACACCAAGTTCGCCTTCGACACAACGCGCGGCCTTTTCCAAGACACGCTCTCCGGCCTGCAGCAGGGCAAATCGGCGTGGGAATCTTTCGGCAATGCCGCGCAGAATGCCCTGAACAAGATCGAGTCCAAACTGCTGGACATGATCCTGAACAACCTGTGGGCGGCAGCGTTCCCCGGCGGCGGAACTGGCGGCATCACGAGTATCTTTGCAAGCCTGTTCGTCGGCCATGCCGCTACGGGCGGATCGTTCGGGCCGGGAAGAATTGCAGTTGTCGGCGAGAATGGTCCTGAACTGCTGCAAACGCATCCCGGCGGTGGCGTGACGGTCTATTCCAATTCGCAGTCACGCCGCATGGGCATTCCCGGCTTTGCCGATGGCGGCGGGTTTGACCGCTCCGGCAATGTCATACGTCCCCCGTCGTCCTACTGGAAAGGCGGCGGCAATGCCGGTGGCGGCGTGACGAATAACTTCATCGTCGAAGCCCCGCCGGGGTCGAGCGTCGAAAAATCGCAGCAGCCGAATGCACAGGGCGGCATAGATTTCCGCGCCCTCATCCGATCCGAGGCCAAAGACGCTACCAATGAGCATCTAGCCAGCGGCGGTGCCGATTCCATCATGCGCGGCCGTTACGGCGTTCCACTGCGGCCCCGACCGCGCTGATCTCTCCCATCGCAAGGACTGAAAGACGATGACGGCGGCGTGGCCGGCGGCGGTCAATACCAATTGGCTGCAGCAAGGATACAGCGAAGAACCGGAAAATAACGTCGCCAAGTTCCAGCCTGATGTTGGTCCGGAAAAACTGCGCCGCCGCACGTCCCTGCCGACAAAGCTCATCTCTTATAACGGACTTTACACGTCCGACGAATGGGACGCGCTGCTGACGTTCTATTCGACAACACTGCTTGATGGAACACAGCAGTTCACCGTGACGCATCAGCGAACCGGCGGCAACGGCACTTGGATGTTCACCGCGCCGCCGAAGCTCAACAGCGTAGACGGCATCATTTACGGCGCACAGATTGCGTTGCGGCTGATCTCCGGCGGCACCGCGCCGCCGGCACTCAAATTCAACAAATCGACAAATTCCCAATATCTCGGAGCACTGTAAATGGCTGGCTCTGCCACGACCAAAGCCGTCTTGGACGGCACCGGAACGTCTTTTAATACACGTCTCTGGGATAAGGACGGTGCCGGAGGGTCCGGCTATGAGTTCATCCACGCATTCGATCCAGACCCGCAGGCCAAATATGAAACCGTCGCGGCATCGCAGACGGCGCAAGTACTCGGGTCAACCGGCGCGGCTGGAGATTATATTGCCGGCGTACTTGTTGTCCCGGCGACGACATCGCCCGGCAACGTGATCATCCTCGATAACGCAACGTCGATTACTATTTTTACCGGCGGCGCGTCTTCCGTTTCAAATCTTGTCCCGTTCTTCATTCCGCTCGGCATGAAAAGCGTGTCCGGCGCGTGGAAGGTCACGACCGGCGCGAATGTGTCTGTGGTCGCGGTCGGGACGTTCACTTAATGATTATAATTCCTGGCACAATTTACGCGCCGGCCGTATTCGGCAATCCGGCCACGAACGCTCCGCAGCCGTTCAATCCAGGCCAATTGTTCGGTGGCGGCGAGACGGGAGATTGGTGGAGCGTTGCCGATATTTCCACGTTGTTCCAGGACAGCGCAGGCGCGACGCCGGTTGCGGCGAGCGGCGATCCGGTCGGGCGCATTGTCGGGAAGACAAATTCAAACGCCCTTGTTCAAGGTACCAGTGCGCGCAAGGGGATTTACACTGTCTCTGGTGGGTTAAAATATATCATATTTGACGGTGCGGATGACGGCATCGGTGCTGCGTTTACGATGGGTGCAACGTTCACACGTATCATGATCGGCCAGCAAGTGAGTTGGACAATAGGTCATTCAATATGGGATGGCGTTAGCACCAATAAAGCGCGTGTTTATCAGAACGGAACAACTCCGAGACTTACGTTCTATTCCGGCTCTGGGCTCCTCACTAATCCAGATATGACAATTGGTGCCAATCATGTTCTTACGGAACTATGGAACGGCGTTTCGTCGCAGGCCGCCATTGACAACAACTCCTACACTACGGGTAACACCGGCACGGCAACTGCAGACGGCCTTACCGTGGGTGCATCAGATACGGGCGGGACTAGCGCGGCGAATATCTGGTGGTTTGGCGGGGTTATGATCAGCCGCATCCTGACCTCGCAGGAAATCGCGAATTGTCGCACATATTTCGGCGCTCTTGCCGGCCTGTCACTCTAAGAAAGGTCACAAATGGCGAATGATCATTCCGTCGTAATTGTTGTTCCGGGTGCATCCAAGGCGGACGCCAACGCAATGCTGGCCGCATATTTCGGCGATGATCCCGGAAGTGAAAATCTGGCGCAGCCGGCCTCCGCGAGCGGCCAAGCTCCGCCGACGCATTGGTTCTGTCACATCTATCGCAACAACGCCTCGGCGGCGGAACTTGCGGCTATGCCGACGCCGCTCGGAGTCGGAACACTCCCAAGCGGGCTAGATTTGACCGGCTACAACATTACACAAGCGGCGGCGCAGACGGCTGCGGCGGCGCTATCCCGTGTTTCGGTGAAGACTGGCGCAGTGAACCCGTCCAGCCACGTCAATGACATTATGACAGAACTTGGTTTGGTGTGGATTCACTAGATGTTCTGCTCTTGAGGCGCTTACCGAGGACGATGAACGGCGCCTCGACATATCTGTGCAGCACCGCCGCCACCAGTACCGTCAGAGTGCCGGCGATGCCTACTATCAGCAAGGTGTCCTTTAGAGGACCGAGCGTTGGCAGCATCGATCGTACAGCGACAATGATGGGCTCGTGCGCGAGATAGATGGGAAGTGACCAGCGACCGAGCGAAAGCAGGATATGGCTCGTAAGCATGCGGGACGCCGGCCCCGGGGAGATCGCAGCCACCCAGAGAACAATCGGCACGGCGACGATCACGGGCAGGAACAAAAGACAGAGCGCAGTCAGGAAAATGACAGTCATTGGCTCGATCTTGCTACGTTCCAGCGCCGCATAGGTGATTATGCCGATCCAGAAGAACTGTATATTTAACGGGAGAAATGCGCCGGTGAAACCGTTTAGGTGCGGCGCGACAAGGCGCAGTAGAACGACAGCGACGGTTGAAGCAAGTACTAGCCCGGCAGGTCCTCTCAGGTACAATAGAATTGGCGCGATAATGTAGAACTGCCATTCAAGAGATATCGACCATGCCGGATTTAGAATTGCTCCGGCGCTTCCAGGGAGAACGGAAGTGGAGATAGCGCCGTGCAGCATGAGAATGTGCGCTAATAAATGCTCCGGCCATTTGGAGAGATCAAAGTGCGGCGCGACGATGCCAAATTTGATTTCCAATGCCGCTACTACAATGCAGATCAGATAAATAGGGTACAGCCTCAAAAAGCGGCGAAATAGAAAAACGCTATATCCTTCCCGTTCACGCCAAATAAGTCCCGCAATCACGAATCCGCTAAGGACCATAAACACCTCGACGGCGCGCGCCCCATCCATCAGAGCGGCAACGCCACTTGGTACATTCTTCCAGAAGCCGCCAAAGATGGCCGCATGGTACAGCATCACCCATGCGGCAAGCACACCTCTGAGCCCTTCGAGTTCTGGACGATAGCCTTTGCGCATCGAAACCGCCGCCCCCAGTTATCCCCGCTTATAGCGCCGATACCGGAAAACCGCGACCCCCTCATCCATGCGAACGATCAGCGCGGATTTCCGCGACGATGTTGAATCGACCAATGGCGGCGATGTTGCCGTCTGGTTCTTCACGATCACGCATCCGGACCTAGAGACGCCGCTCTACTTCAACTCCGACATTGTCGATTATGTCTACGGCGGCAATACATTCAAGGGCACTGGTTGCGGCATGCCGCTGCTGACTGACGATGAAAACCCGCCACAAGCCAAGTTCACCGTTCCCAACGTTGACCGGATCATCGGCGAAACCGTGTTGGCAATCTCGGACGCGCCGAGGTTTTCCATTCAGGTGATGGCGCGGTCGGATTTCGACGATTCCAACCCGCGCCAGCCGGTAGGTACGCCGACAATCGAATATGAAGCCGACTATCTCTATCTCCGCAACGTCTCCTGCGATGCCTGGCAATTGACGGCGGACATCGTGAGCTACGACGTGACGACGGAGCCGTGGCCTAAGATCAGGGCCACCCCGGATTATCTGCCGGCGCTGTTCCGATGATCATCCCTGAGTGGGCCTCGCGTTACGTCGGCGTCCCTTACGCCGATGATGGACATTCGCTCGACGCCTGCAATTGTTGGGGCTTGGTGTACCTTGTTCTGAAAGAACAGGCGCAAGTCGATGTTCCGACATACGCTGAAATCTCCGCCAAAGACATCGATCTGGCCAACGCACGCTTTGCACAGGAGCGGGCGTCATATCCGTGGTCGCGCGTGATCGGTGAAAAACGCCGCTTCGATGTGGCTCTTTTGCGGGGGAACCCGCTGCACGCTGGCATCATGGTTTCATCGGATGCGCTTTTGCACATTTGGAAAGCGACCAGCGCAGTTGTGATGCCGATCGATCATTCCCGGCTGCGGTTTAATCTTCTCGGTTTTTATCGGCACGTCTCCTTAGTCTGACATGACAGCACCGCTACGGCATCCGTTGGTCGTTCTAAAGGAACGGCCATTCGACGGGCGTGTCCGGATTCTGCCGGTGGGCAGAGCTGGGCAGACCATCGAACAGATTTTCGCGGCACAGACCGATCTGCCGCCAAAGTTCGCCGAACGGTGTGTCGCGCGCATCAATGACCAAGTGATTCCGCGCGAGATGTGGTCGCGCGTACGGCTTAAGGCCGATCCCGGCCGCGATGTGGTGGTGACCTTCGCGCTACCGGTCAGGAGTGGCGGTGGCGGTGGTGGCGGCCACAAGAACACATTCGCCACCATCGCGATGATCGCTGTAATGCTCGTCGCGGCGGCGGTGACGGGGGGCGCCGCAGCTCCGCTTTTAGGATCGTCCTTCGCCGCCGGTACGGTCGGCGCTTCTGTGCTTGGCGCGGCCATCGGCATTGGCGGCGCACTTGCAATATCCGCGCTTGTCCCGCCGCCATCTCTTTCGACGAATCAGGGCGCGCCGCCCGATCAGGGCGTCAATAAGCCCGCCGCATCTCTTTCCGGAAACATTCTCAGCAAGGGCAACCCGATCCCGCGCGTAGTCGGGACGATGCGCGTCTTCCCCCCGATCATTTCGCCGCCGCTAACCGAGCTCGTCGGCGACGATTGGCAAGCAGAAGCCATTTACGGCCTGTCGGGGCCGCATTTGCTCTCCGACCTGATGGTCGGGAATACGACGGCCGCGTCAATCCCCGATCTGCAGATAGAATTGCAGGAAGGATTGCCAAATTCTCCGCAGGCGGCGCTCGTCACACGGCAGAGTTATACTGACCCAGGCATTAATTTTGAACTAACGAAGCATGCCGTCGACAATTCGACCGGCGGCGGCGGGATCAATTTGCTCAATCAATCGAACCCGCCGCTATCTTGCCCGCAGTGGCACGGGATGACCACGCGAGCATCGCCGGACGAAGCGTGGCTCACGATTTCACTGCCGACCGGATGCGTGGATTCGTCCGGGCACGCCATGCTGATCCCGTTTCGCGTGAGAATGCGGCAGGTCGGGGCGGCCAACTGGATCAATCTGCCGGAATTGCAGGCCGTCAACTATTCGCTAAAGCAGATCAATTTCATGATCAAGATGCTGTGGCAGGCGCCGCCCGCCACACGCAATGTCATGCCGGATCAAGGCGGCCCTGTTTATGCCTACAGCTATGTTCCGCCGCAAGTGCATGCCCCGGCCGGCATCGGCGGATGGGAATCCGACGCTTATTTCTATTCTTCCGGGGCAGGATCGACTGTATCTGGCGCGACCGGTACGGCCATTGGCACATTGACTGGGGGCGGCAATCTCGCCGCCGCGTTCAACGGCACAAATACACAGCTGCTGGCGAATTGCGCAAGTTTGGCCGGTACCGGGTCTATTACAGCAACCGTCGGGAAGCAGTGGAACGATCTTACGAGCCTTTTGAAAGTTGATGTTTATGCATCGAGCGATGCAGCGTTTACAAATTCAGCTAATAAAAACATAACTTTGAGTGTGCAAGGGTCGAATGACGGATCGTCATGGACGACACTGGCAACAGATGGTCCATTCACATCGTCGAATTCGCAGCATCGCACGATCTCAATCCCGCAAACTGTAGGTGAGAGTTACGCCTATCATCGGGTTGTTTTGGTAGAATCTGCAGGAGACGTTTCGTCTCACACAGTCTGCATCTCACAAGTCGTATTTTCTTCGGCAAACGACGCCTATCTATATTCCGGCAACGTGTCGTCAACGACTGGGATTCAGAATGTCGATCTCTTCGCAGACAAGGCCGTATTCTATCTAAACGACAATGTTAAATTTCCCAAGGGAAGTTGGGAAATACAGGTTATGCGCGGGCAGTCTGTCCGGGCCGGGGACTTTTCGCTGAGAGACTATACGACGGCGAATGTCATCTACGATCTGTTCGGCTATATCACTAGCCCGGCACAAACGCTCTACAATCAGAACAATATTCAGGATACGGCGCAGATCGTCAGGTTTTCGTCGATCTGGAACGAACATCCTGTCCCCTATCCCGACAAATTTGCAACAGTCGCGCTCAAGGTTACTAACCGGGCAATCGACCAAGTATCGATTCTAGCATCCGGGTACGTAAACGACTGGGACGGCACCGGGTGGAATACACTGACGACAACGTCGAACCCGGCGCCTCATTTATGGGACGTTCTGACCGGCACGCAGGGCGGCTTGCCACTGCCAGTTGACATTGTCGATAGCGCCTCTCTCGTTGCCTTCCGGTCGCATTGCGCCGCGCAAGGATATACCTGCGACGCGGTCGTCGAAGGAAAGACCTATATCGATGTCGCCACGATGGTCGCGGCATCGGGGTACGCGCGGCTGTCGCACAATGAGAAATGGGGCGTGATTCTCGACAGGGATCGCTCCGGCGACTCCCCCGTCCAAATATTTACGCCGCGCAATATGAACGGGTTTTCGTTTACCCGTGCATTCGCACGCCCATCGACCGGCATCCGCGCTGGGTTTATCAATTCGGCTAACAACTATCAATCTGACGAGACAATTGTCTACGCCGATCCCGCGAACCCAGACTCGTCCCGTCTCGATCAAATACAATATGACGGCCTTGTTGATGAGGCCGATGTCCGCGCGCGCGCGGCTTTCGATCTTCTGCAGTCGAAAGTGAGGATGACGTTCTACAAGGGTAAGGCCGATCTGGAGTCGATTGTCTGTCAACGCGGGGATTTAGTCGGCGTCCAATACGATATTATCGACCGGTATGCCGGGTTCTCGCGTATCCAATCGATCAGCCGCAGCGGCGGAAACATTACAGGTTTGACGCTCGACGGGACAGTCCCTGTTACCACAGGGACGGACATCAAGGATTCGGCCGATCTTTCCGTCGCGGGAGATATTGCAGATTTCGGAGCCGTCACCGGCATTGCGATTCGGATGAAGGGCGGCAACGGCATCATCACAAAACAGATCACGTCCACATCGGACGGCGAAACGACTGCAATCACATTTGCGACGCCATTTGCCGATCCGGGCGCGTCGCAAATCGACGTTGGGTGCCTCTGCACGCTCGGCCGGATCGGCAGCGAATACAAACGCCTCATCGTTTACAGCATCACGCCTAACGTGGACATGACAGCCGACATGATTTTTGTTGATGAGGCGCCGGAGCTATTCTCGTGACAGCAGCAAAGCGCAAAACGCCCACCGTAGCCAACGGTGCCGCCAGGGACGGAGATTCCTATCTCAATGCTGTAGACATCGAGGCTGAGGCGCTATGGAGGGTGTCGTTCGGATATCTCATCAACGTCGCTGGCTCCGGGAATGCGATCACGGCGACGAGCGACACGTCACTCGTCGTTGCGATCACGGCTTATGCGCGACCGATGGGCTTTTATTACGTGCCGACGAATGCGAACACCTCGGCCGTCACCATCAATATCGATACGGTAGGCGCTGTTTCCATTAAGGACAAGGCCGGGGCTGCATTGCAAGGCGGAGAATTTGCAGTCGGAACGCTTTACCCGATTGTGTTCGACGGGACGAATTTCAGGGCGATAACCGTTACGGCCGGCGCGGCTGCGGCGATAGCGACTTCGCCCGACATCATCATTCAGGACCAGAAAGCGAACGGCACCAACGGAGGAACGTTTAATTCAGGCGTGTGGCTGACGCGCACGCTGAATACCGCTGTCCGCAATGCCGTCTCCGGCGCGTCTCTTGCGTCGAACCAGATTACTCTGCCGGCCGGCACGTACTATGTGGAGTGGAGCGCGCCAGGCAATGCTGTATTCAAGCATCAAACAAAATTGAAAAATGTCACAGATGGTACCGATATAGCGTTCGGGACATCAGAATACGCACAAACGGGCGTTCAAACGCGGTCTTTCGGGGAGGCCAGGTTTACCATAACGTCAAGCAAGGCATTTGAAATACAGCACGCAGCATCTGTCGGCGAGGTGACCGATGGGTTCGGCGCCGCATCAAGTTTCGGAAATATTGAAGTCTATTCCGACGTGAAAATCTGGAAACAGTAGAATGGCTAAAGTGCTGATCGAGCGGAGATCGCCGGAGAGTGCTGGCGACTATGAGCCCACCGGCATGCATTTCGACGGTACCGAGGTGGAAATCTCGGCGCACATTGCTGAGATCAAAGCGCGCGATGGCTGGGATTACCGGGCCGCCCCGGTGCCTGTCGAAAACGATCCGCCCTCACAAGAGTAGAATGGGATTCTCATGGCAGATATCGTCTCGCGCATTCGCGCATTCATCGCCCCGTTCCATGACCCGCGCGCGTGGGTTCTGATCGGGTTATGTGCCGGCACCGTTTTTCTCATCGACCCGCCGATGATCAAGACAGTGTTCCTCTGGTCGCTGCAGGCGGGGATTTTCGTCGGCCTCGCCGTCATCGGCTCCCGGCACATCCTGCCGCAAATCAGTCTTACCGAGCATGTCGACGAGGCAAAAAAGGGTAACGTCGGCGCCGGTCTGGTTGTGCTGACTATCGGGCTTGTCGTGTCGGCGATTGCGCTGTCGTTTGCACTGTTTGGCAAGCCCTGATGGACTCCCGCTGGTGGGCGGTCGGCGGCATTGCCGCCGTTGCATTACTGATGGCCGCCCTGTGGGCCTATCAAGTCCTACGACCGGAACCGTCAGTCGCACCGCCCGTCCAGCCCCCGCCTGTACCGGTCGCGCCCGAGCCGCCGGAAACCAAGCCGCCTCCGGTCCCGACCCCGCCGCCGGAACCCATTCAGCCGCCAATTGCCCCAGAGAAGCCCGCGGAACCGCCTCCGGCGGCATCCCCGCTACCCGTGCCCCGGTCAGAACAAAAAGCGAACATACAGCCTTCTAAACGCGATCTAAGCCGCCTCCCGCCACGGGCGACAGAATACGGCCCGATCCTCGCCGACCGCCAGCGCAGTCTCTGGGCAGATGCGCCGGAGCCGTGGACGCTCGCCGGCATGATCGAGCAGGAAACCGGTCCTTGCCCAAAGGGTCGACAATGCTGGAATGCCAGAGCCGAATTAAAGACCTCCCGCGAATACGGGTTCGGTCTAGGGCAGATTACCGTCGCCTATAACCCGGACGGCTCCGAACGGTTCAACGAGTTCAACAACCTCCGGCGTAAATACGCCGCCCTGTCCGAATGGCGGTGGGAGGACCGGTACGATCCCGGCTACCAGCTCGCCGCCATCGTCGAAATGGTCAAAGCCTTGTGGGGCAGGGTGCCGCCGGCCGCGACGCAAGAGGACCGATGGGCGTTCACAGACGCCTCCTACAACGGCGGGCTTGGCGGACTGTTACAGGATCGGCGCCTGTGCGCGAATTCGCCAGGCTGCGATCAGACCCGCTGGTTCGGCCACGTCGAAACGCATTCGCTCAAATCGAAAACACCACAGAAAGCCTATGGCGGGCAGAGTTTCTACAAGATCAACCGCGACCACGTCCGCCACGTTCTGAAATTGTTTCGGGCAAAATATCAAATCCTCTGGCAATCGTAGACAAGCACCATGTCCTGGGTTCTCTCGTATGCCGTTGCGGAATGGCTCGGCATCGGCGCGGATTACATATTCGCCGGGCTTGCAATAGCGGCTGGTGTGTATCTGTCGGCGTTCTTCGATTTGCCACCGGCGAACCCGGTCGCGTGGCTGCTTCGCCCCCTGCGCTACGGCGGATACGCGCTTGTGATCGGAGGGGTCGCTTTCGGCTATGGCACGTATCGCGAGAGCATCGGCGCTTCCCGCTGTGAAGCCGCATGGAAGCAGAAGAATTATGAACTGCAGATTGCGAATCTTACCCGCGATCTGAATGCACAAAAAGCGGCGGCAAAAGAAAAAGCAGACGAAGCAACCGCGCTCGCCAAACAGAAGAAAGAATCTGATGAAAGGATTGCCGACTATGAGAGTTCGGTACAGGCCCTATCGGCGACTGTTGCCGCTTGTCGTCGCGCCTCTCCTGATGATGACCGGCGGCTGTGCAACATCATTGGGGACTCTGCCGCAGGCTGTCGTGCTGCCAACTGATTGCGACCAGGAGCCTGTTCCGTATCCTCCGGTCGTGCGCGGCGAGGATTTAGGCGTGCGGTCTGGCAAGTATGCTGCCGCATTAGGTCAGGCTAATACCCGCATCGTCGCCGGCAACAAATGCAATTCTCGCATTCGTGGAATCTATTCCAAGAAACAATGAGGCGGGCCAGCGCGTCGGATTGCAGCCGTCGCGCCGACCCTGACCGTCTACGGCACAGGAGGCCGCAAATGGCTGATGAAGTTTGTTACGCGAATCACTTCTGCCGCAAGGGGCGCGTGAGGTGAGTGAGGATAAACAGTGGCACCTCGATAAGCGGGTGAACATTTCGATCATCTTGGCCGTCGCGGCGCAGACGGCGGCGGGGATTTGGTGGGCCTCGGCGATCAACACAAGAGTTGAGCGGCTAGAGCAGGACAAGGCCGTAGCATTAGTCCCGCCGACGATGACCGACCGCATGAGCCGTGTCGAAGCCTTCATTGACACGATCCGGAGCGACATTTCCGAGATCAAGGGCGACGTGAAGGCCCTTGTCCGGCGCAGCTCTGACGTCCGTCAGTAGAACTGATCTATTCCCGCGACAACGCAATAGGTAACTGCTTGTCAAATCGGCATGGAAGTGCTGAACGACGAGAGGCGGAACGCGATATTTCGGCCGTAGAAAAACACCTTAAGTCTGGGAAACACCCGACCGGCGTGGCTGGAAGAACGACGGAAAGGTCCGCGATATCTGCCGCAGCGTTAGACCGTAAGGCAAACAGAATGGCTTTCCGGTCCCGCGTCGGAACGCCGGCCGAAGAAGGAAGCCTCTGGCGCCGCTTCAAATTAAAACCGGACTGGTCGCTCTATAAGGTGCCGTCCGTAGGAGGAATTGGCGACATTGCCGCCCAGGTCGACGCCGAGCGGCGGAAACGCAGCGATAGAGACAACGCAGCAGAAATAAAGCGCCTACGAGACGCCCTCATAGAAGCGCAGGATATCCGCGCTGGCGTTCTTAAACTCATATCGCCGCCACTGCGCCCGCATCTCGATATTCCCGCCGTTAAGAGCACTCCCGGCAATCGCACCGTCATCGTCCATCTGTCTGACTGGCATTGCGGAGAGGTTGTCGACATTGACGAGATGGAGGGGCTTAACTCGTACAACCTCGGGATATTCCGATCTCGTGTCGGCCGGCTCGGGAATGCCGCAAAAGAACTCCTGACAACCCATTGGAAGGGGAAGCCTCCGGAGCGCATTATTTTAATATTCGGCGGCGACATGTTGACCGGAGAGATTCACGCGGAACTCGCACAGACAAACGATGCGCTGTCTGCGCCGGCTGTACGGGAATGTGCGCAGATTCTGGCCGGGCTTGTCAAACTCCTGCGCGAAATCGCGCCGATCGATATCTATAGCTTGCCAGGCAACCATGGCCGCCTAACGTTAAAGCCGCAGTCAAAGGGGATGGCATCCAACTCCTTCGATACCCTGATTACGCAGGTCGTCGAAATGGTCGTCACGCTCGACGGCACAAAGGGCGTTCGATTCTTCTACCCCAAGTCCGGCGATGCCATCTTTCGGGTGTATGGTCTGACCTTCTGCGCAGCGCACGGAGACAGGATCGGTTCAAGGGGCGGGCAGGGGTTTGTCGGCCCGATTGCGACGATCCTCCGCGGCGTTGCCAAGACGCGATCATATTATGCCGCGCAAGGCATTATCATCGATTATGTTCTCGTCGGCCACTTCCACACGACATCCAAATTACCGCGCGCATTCAGCAATGGCTCTCTCGTCGGCCCATCTGAATATTCCAGAGACTTGAAGGCCGACCCGGAAGAGTCGAAGCAGAATATGATCGTCGTTCACAATGAAAAGGGAATCGTTGACTTCCAAGAGTTGAAATGCGGCGAACCGAAAGAAGGTGCTATATACCGGGCTCGATCTGCGTGACTGGGTGATTTGTAAATGACGCTCCCCGTCCGCTCTCTCCGCATCGGCCCGTATGATTTCAAAATAGAAGAAATCGCGCCCGACTCAGAAGACTGGGGCGAGTGCGATTACGATAATCACGCAATTCGTTTTAGAGACAGGTGGGCCAATAGAAATCAGGCAGCAGAATGCGCCCTGCACGAATGCCTACATGGCCTGCTATACGTCAGCGGCTATAGCACTGACGAAAAGGAGGAGGAGCGTCTTGTCACGCTTCTCTCCATACAGCTCGCGAGCTTTATACGCGACAATCCCGAATTCATAGATTGGCTTATAAAATCACTCCCCACGAAGAAAAAACGGAAAAGAAACCAGCGGGGGTCGGGAAGGAGATAGTACCTAAGGGCTGCCCCCAACGCCGCAGACGCTATCGAGTGCGACCATTGCAATGTTCTGCATGGTCTTGATCATGTGCCGCAGACTGTCAGCGTCGTTGACCATCGTGAACGGCATATCGGCGATCTGCGCGAGAGCACCGTTCCGGTTTTCGAGGGCGGTTGTCAGGTCGCGGATTGTGCCGCGCTGTTCGGCCATTCGATCCTTCGCCGCCGCGATTTCGAGGTGTAAGTCGTGAGTTTCGAGCATCGGGACTAATTCTCCTCTGGCTCGTTGAGCGCGCGAAGGATGCTGCGGCGCTCCTCCTCCATCGCGGTCAGGGCTGCGCCCCACTGTTCGACAGCGGTGATCCTGTCGTCCAGTTCCTTCAGCCGGTCCATCAAGTCATGCCGCGATTTCATCGCGGCCTATTTTGACTCCGTAGAGCCAACCTCCTCCTTGAGTGCCTCGCGTGCGATCTCTCGGCACTCGTGAAACCTGTCGCGGCCGTCCCATTCGTTGTCCTCGTCAGGGTACGTCGCGATTGTTTCGATCTTGCGGCGCAAGCGTTCGGTCTCGAAATTCCAGACCAGCTTGAGAATGCCACCCGCTCGCGTTGTCCAACCACGCGCCCAACAAAAGGCGGCGTAGATAGCCACGTCGCAAGGATCGCCCTTGTCGGCGTGCCGGTAAAGTTGCGACCGGCACTCAATTTCCCATGGCTCAGTTTTCCAACCGTCGCGGTAGCCGTATTTCACCTCCGCTTGGCGCAACTTGTCGGCAATAGCCGCCGCAAAGTGCTGTACCAACTCTTTCGACGCGGGATGCAGGTCATGCGGGACATTGACGTTGATCTGCGTCATTGCCTTGTAGGAGAATGCACGCCCGCTAGACGAGCGCGGCGGCGGTTTTGTGGGCTTTCGCATAAGCGGCCTATTCTGCGCGAGGCGCAGCCTCTCGTTTCGGTTGCTTGATCCAGTGCTGGAACACGACGTGACAACCCTCCTGAACAACGCTCTTGAAGACGACGTGACCACCGGTTTCCGCGTTCTCGCCCGCATCTGTTGCCGGCCGATTGATCTTGTCGAACTCTGCCCGATCATCGACTAGGGCGTAGATCAAGCTTGGAGCGGCGACATAAGTGTGGATCGACATGGCGGGGTATCTCTACTCGCGCGGGCGTGTGGTGAAATCGGCAGGGCGGTGGCCCGCTTGCATGACCGCTCGCCGCGCCTTCCGAATGTCGCCCAAGGTCAGATAGACGTTCAGGCTGATCGGCTGCTCGTTGTCCAAATCCGAGTCGCCAATGTCGTCACGCTGGCTGCCGTAGGCCGCGAGCACGCGCTGTAGGGTGTTCAGCGTCACGCGCTTGTATCCATAGTCCGTACCGAGCAGATCGCCGAACGCATTCAGTCCGCGCGCGGCCAGGGCGGCATGTCGTGCCCTGATTTTCTCGCGCGCCTTACACCAGTGCTCGTCGATCCACGACATCACAGTTTCTCAATCGGCAGACCGAGCGCCGCATGCGCCGCTTCGGCCTCCGCCTTCAACATGATGGTGATGTGCTCGCCGTAGTGGTCGATCAGCATCTTGCGAAGCTTCTCAGTCTCTTGAGCAGCGCGCTCAAGGCGCGCTCGGATGGCGGCCTCGCCCGCATTCAGAAGCGGACGCGGGATTGAGAAAGCCAGCGTCATTTCCTCCACCATCATATCGAAGGCCTCCTTGGCTTCGGCCGACGACCAGACGATGAAGCATTCGGGCGGCGGCTCGATGCGTCGCGGGCAATCCGGCGCGCAATCGTAAGTGCCGAGCGCGCCGCAATGTGGACAGCCGAGCATCACTTCACCCCCGCCGGGATGATAACCACCCGTCCATCGCCTTCGTCGCGATCCAGCATGCACTCGGCAACGGTCGGCGAGAAAAGCCGAAGGCTGATCGGGTGCCGGAAGCGCACGATCAGCCACGCCTCTTGCGCACCAGCCTCGCGAAGATCGGGTCCTTCTACGACGCCCTTCGCACCAAGCATGTTGTCCTTCAGCCCGCACATTCCCTGGAACGGATGACGGCGGACGAGCTTCACACGGTCGCCTTGCTTGAATTTGTTCGTGATCATTCGATTGCCTCCGTCTGGATCGCCACCCAATGGCCGAAGTCCTTCACGCCGACGATGGCGGTCCCGCTGGCGTCGCCGCTGTTATCGACCCACATCGGGGTATCGCGCCGGGCGCGGTAGTGCCCGCCCTTGTAGCCTTCAAAGAGCGCATACATGCAATCCTCAAGGTGGCCGACAAGCGAACCGACCTTGCGCATGTCGTATCCGCGATCTCCTGTCTCGAAGCCAAGCGCGAGGTCTTCATAGTAGCCGCGATAGCTGCGAAGCCCGGCCGGGACGAACATGCAAAAATCGAAGTTGATCGAGGCGTCCTGATTGCATCGCTTCAGCGCGTCGATCAGTTCGCCAAGTGTCAATTGATTGCTGGCTTTTTTGCAGAGCATGTCAGCCCTCCAGATCAGGCAGTTCGAGCGGATCAGCATTCATCGCCTTCACGATATGCTCGATGATCGGCGTGGCCGTCGCCTTGTAGTCTCGGCTCGGGTCGGGAATGGACACCATTATCAGCGCGACGACCGCCCCCTTTTCGTCGTGAATGGCGACAGAGCCACCCACGACGCTCGAATACGGCACGGATTTTGCTGTCAATTTCATCAGATGATCTCCCTAGTGAATGAATGGATTTCCGAGCATGGCGAGGACGATCAAGATCGGGATCGCGACAATCATTGCGGCGACGCTGGCGTTCATCACCGCACCACGACGCCGCGCGCATTCAGCGCGGCGGCGATCTTGTTCAAATCGTTAAGGATCGGCCCAAATCCAATCGCGGGCCGAAATGGGTCCGCAAGACAAAACCTAAGTGATGAGCGGCTTACGAAATGGCCGAAACGCTCAGTGACATTGACCAAATGAGCCTGTCGGTAAACCGCGGGATGCACCGGGCCGTTCTGCGTCAACTTTCTGTGCTCGGTTCGTATGACCTTCGGCACGTCAGCGAACCCATGCGCCAACGCCTGATAGACCTCGCGATGCTCGAACCGCCGCTGGTCGATGTTGACGCGGATCGCGTGTCTTTAACCGAGGCCGGCCGCAAGGTGGCCGAGTCAAGATAGGAGCCCATAGTCACTCCAAGCTTATCGCTGCTGGCTCTTGTTTATGGAAGTTCGTCTTTTTCGATCCACTCGACCTTCACACTGCCGTCGTCGAGACGCGTCCACTTGGTTGTCCCAGCACTTCCAACATACTCCGGTTCCGGCAGGTTCTTGGCCTTGAGCCAAGCGACGATCGCCTCGTTCACGTCACGGGGCGTCAGCGTATATGTCCTCTCGATTACCCGCACCATCGCGTCTCTCCGTTCAGTCATTCAAGCGGCGGGTAGGGCGTTGCGCCCGGCCAGCCAGGCCGGGAATTGTGCCGCGTAGGCCGCTAGATCGGCCTTGACGTAGTTCTGGACGCAGCCGGGATATGTGAAGGCTTTGGACGCCATGCTGAACCGCGCCGATAGTTCGGCGTGCCTTACGACGCGCCGCAGCTCCGCCGGCATCTCGTCAAGATATGGCTTCGCCTGCGCGGCGATCTGGTCGGCAAGCGCCTTGCATTCCTTCCTGCGGCTGATGGCCTTTGGCTTTGGCACCGGCTTCGCTTTGATCACCGGCTGGATTTTCCGTCGCGTGTCGCTACGCAATACGTCCATGAGTTCCTCCATACGCCGTCTGTCGAGCACGTCGCTGATTGAGAGCACGCCATACGCAACCGGGCTTTCGAGGATGCGCAGGCTGGCGATAAGCGCGTCCATTGCGGGCGTTCGCTTGAACCATTCGCGGCGAATGCGGTCCGATCGCAAGTGGTGGTGTACTGAATTCTCGTCGTCGAACGATCCCCTGAATCGGGCGATCACCTTGAGCGGGACGTGATGCGAGGTCTGTAGGGCCTTGAGGCGATGCGGCACAGACCGGGCAAAGCCGACCTTGACCGCTGTGCCATCGCTGATGAAGTACACCCATCCCTTATGCCGATCACGCCGACCTTGCAGGCGATACCAGCGGAGGGTTTTGAACTCACGGATGTATGCGCCAAGCGTCGGGACATTCGGCCCCGGAGGCGGCTGCCAAGGTGGCACAGAATTGGCACTGATTGCCCCGAATGTTGCTAGCCCGTTCTCGTCTTTTCCCATTCGTCTCTCGCGCAAAATCAATTACTTAGCTACCGGCATTCCCGTTCGGGACGTGGGGGTCGCAGGTTCAAATCCTGCCACTCCGACCATCTTGGCACAGAAACGGCACTAGAACTACACCTCCGCGGCCCGCTTTTGGTAGTCGGGGTGATGTTTTCCATAGACGTTTTGCAGCGTCTCCGGCGTCATCCCCAAGTGCCCAGCGGCCTCCCATACATCGATCCCGGCCTGCATCAGCCATGTCGCCCTGGTATGCCGCAGAACGTGCGGCGTCACCGTGGCGTCTAGCTTGGCCCGCTTCCGTGCCGCAGCCCACGACCGGCGCATCTTCTGCACCCGCGCACCGTTGTAATGGCACAGATACCCGACTCGGGGATCATCGTGCCGTTTCCAGCGGCGGAGATGCGTTAAAATCCGTTTTCCGAGCCGAACTGTCGGAGCGCGCTTGCGCTTATCCTGGGCCTTCCCAAGGGCAATGCGGCGCATCAGCCCTTTTTCAAGGTCAATCTGGTCCCACTTGGCCCCCAGAATCACGCCCGAGCGGGAGCCTGTGTAGAGCCCGAGCAGGATAAACCGGGCAAGGTGCGGAGTGCGCCGGGCCGCCCATAGCAGCTTCGCCGCCTCCGAACGGGTCAACCATCGCTCGCGCGGGGCGGCTTTCTCCGGGAGGATTACGGTCGGGACCGCCGGCAGCGGGCCGTGGTGCCTGTGCCAGTGGTTGATTGCAGCTCGCAGGACCTCAAGGTCGCGCCGGGCGCCGTAAGCCTTGCGGCCGGTCGCATACGCGCGGCAGTTTTCCGGGGTCACGTCGGCCAATCGCTTGTCGCCCCACCACGCCTCCAGGCTACCGATGTGATAGGCCGCACTTGCTGCCGATCGCGTGTGCGGGACGTGCTCTCTGGTATAGGCCAGCAGCATATCGGCTATCAGTGGCGACGGGCCACGCTCCGGCTGATGCTTCTGCCCGAGGTACTTTGCGAGGACCCTTTCAGCGCTGTCACGCTCTGCCTCAGAGCGGCCCGTGCGGATGAAGTCTGCGCCGTCGCGGATGACCCACTGCTTTCGCTTTGGGTCAAGATAGAGCCGGGGCGGGGATTTCCTTCGAGGCATTTGACGTACAGGCCACGGGCAGCGCGGAGGGTCGTATAGTAGCGCTTCCCGATCTTGGCTATCTCAAGCCTGCCGCGCGCCGCTTCCGCCCGCAAGGTGTAAACCGTGCACGTTCCCCGGAATACTATCTCGCACGCCTCTTGCAGCGTGATAGGGTCGGTATCGTCTATGCGCGGTTCGTTCATCGGCGCTGTTCGTTTATGGTTACTGCGGTCTTGAACTTTTCAACTGTGGCCGTATTGCCCGTACTTCTCTCGGCGGGTCTGCCAAGCTCGGCGGCGGATGTCACTCAATTCCGCCGCTGGCTTTGGCGGTGCGCGTCGGGTGTAAGTTCTGTGGCCGGGGAGCGGCGGCCCGTCATCAAGCCCTGATTGATCTGGCCAATGATCGTGCTGGAACGTCAGCACGCCTCCGCAGATGATGCACCTATCGTCCATCGTCGCGCATCTGTTCGTATTCATAGTCAGGGTCACGCCAGGACGTGCCGCACTCGCCCGTACAGGCCCTCGGCGCCCAGCCCTTACTAGACTCGCGTTCGCTCGCGCCGCAGAACTCGCAGCGAGGATCGTCCTCGTCGGGCGACATCGTTTTCCATGCGTCGTATCCGGGAATGTTCATGGCGTTGCTCTTATGTGGTTATCGCGGTTTCGCTGTCTTTCTCGTCCTCGACCGAGATTTCCAACTCGGGCACGCGCGTCCATTCAAAATCTGGGCGGTGCCAGTATTCGAGAACTTGGATGTCATCGCAGTTCATGGTCGGGCCAGCAGCGCAACAATCAACGTTCGGCGGGTCGCCGTAGTGGATCGTCTTGGCCCTGATCGCGTCGGCCAGCGTGCGCCGCTCCCGCATCCCGCTGGCGCGCTCCAACATCCTCTGAGACTTGGAATCGCTAAAGCAGACGTGAAACTGGTGGCCGCAGTTCTGACACGCGATGTGGACCAGTGCGCATTCGTCGGCATATATGTTCCATGCTTTTCTGGTTGACACATACAGCCCCATATGCTAGTACCATGGGCGTTCCGGGGCATTCCGCCCCGCTCCCTATGGAGGGTTAGATGAAGGGGACGACTGAGCAGATGAAGGGGCGCGGTAAGCGGGCCACGCCTCCGAAGCGGACAGCCATTCCGGATGGCCATACGACAATTCGAAACGTCTATTCGCCGGACGATGGCGGCTGGTACGCTGTGAAAAGCACATGGTCGCAATATGATGGGCGTTTCTTTGAGTGGACGACCCACGACATTTATCCGTCTGAGGATGACTTGCAGATGGCATGCCGTCTTCGGACCGTCATATGGGAGGGCGAATAAATGCCCGCCCACGGATATCCCGGCTATCCCGAACACATTGACTTTAGCTGCCCGACCGATCCGGTCGAACGGGAACAGCGCGGCTGCAAATCCGGGGAGGTCGCGTAAATGCCTCCCCACGCCGACGTTCTCCAATGGGAGAACCTGCCGTTCCCGAAGTCGCTCCGGGACTTCCAGCGGCTCTTTCCCGATGATGACGCGTGCGCCCGATGGCTTGAGGGCGCAAAGTGGCCGAAAGGCTTTGTCTGCCCGCATTGCGGCGAGAAGGGCGAGCCCTTCCGCATGGCAACCCGCAAGACGGTCCTGACGTGCCGCGCCTGCCGCAAGCAAACGTCGCTGACGGTCGGGACCGTGATGCAGCGCACCCATACGCCACTGACGGTGTGGTTTTGGGGTGCATACCTCGTTTCGACCGTGACGCCCGGCATTTCGACGGTTCAATTCGAGCGCCAGCTTGGCTTGACCCGCGAAACAGCCTTCCAAATCCTGCACAAGCTGCGGGCCGGAATGGTCCGGCAGAACCGGGACCGGATCGGCGGCAACCTTGGGCGCGGCGACCACGTCGAGGTTGACGAAACCTACGTTGGCGGCGCGGTGCGCGGCCAAGGGCGCGGCCCGCAAGGGCAAACGCTGGTCATGGCCGCCGTCGAGGTCCGCACCCGACCGGCCAAGAAAGGCGACAAGCCCATGCGGCGCGGCGGGCGCTATGCTGGCCGCCTGCGGCTGGGAATCGTGCCGACGCGCGGTGCTAAGTCGCTGACCGGATTTGTAGAACAGGCGGTTGAACCGGGCGCGATGATCATTACCGACGCCTGGGGCGGCTACAACGGCCTGCCCGCGCTCGGCTATCAGCACTTGCCGGTTGTCGAGGGGAACGACCCGAACGTGGCCGAAGAATATCTGCCCATCGTTCACCTTGTCTTTTCGAACCTCAAGGCGTGGCTGCAAGGGACACACCACGGGCGCGTGAGCCCCAAGCATCTGCAAGCCTACCTCAACGAGTTCGTTTTCCGGTTCAACCGCCGCTTCTACCCGTTCAACGCCTTCCGCAGTTTGCTCGGCATCGGCGCGAACGGTGAAAGCCCGACCTATGACGGGCTCTACAGCGGCGAGTGGAAACATCCGACGATGGCTAGTCATCATGGCTGACCATCAACCTATGGGGCTTGTATGTGGAAACCCGAAAAGCATGATATGTTCGACGCCATGTCCGGGCTGAACTTACAATAGCGCGGAACAGCGCATTCATCGAACCAAATCGGCGGCTCATCAATGCGGTCTAAGATGTCGTCGTATCTTCTGTGCATGGCGTGTCTGTGTATGTGAGACTCGCGGCGTTGAAATTGAGAGAGGCTAAAGAGCCTCCCCCAAGATTTCGCGCTTGAGTGATCCGCATTTGTCGTCCTGCCACTCGACTTCTCCGTACATCGCGACGATCCACCAACGCTCGCCTTTCCACTTCGGCGGAATAAGCGTTGCGTGAAGCGTTCCGCGACTGCACAGGCTGAGTGGACCGGGCGCGGTGTGAACGACGCCAGGCGCAGCGGCTTCCATGCGGCCGCCGTTGTTTGCCGGCTGGCCCGACTTGTCCGATCGCCAGAACGCGAGTGTTGCGCCTGCTTCCTGTGCAGCACGCACTCGTTCTTGCTGCTCCATCGACCACTTCGCCGCGAAGTGTGGTATGGTAGCGGCCCAATATTCTTTCGAGCCGTAGCCGGAGCCGGAGCCGTAGCCGGAGCCGGAGCCGTCGCCGGAGCCGGAGCCGTAGCCGGAGCCGTCGCCGGAGCCGTAGCCGTAGCCGGAGCCGTCGCCGGAGCCGTCGCCGTAGCCGTCGCCGGAGCCGTCGCCGGAGCCGTAGCCGGAGCCGTAGCCGTAGCCGTAGCCGTCGCCGGAGCCGTCGCCGTAGCCGGAGCCGTAGCCGGAGCCGTAGCCGTAGCCGGAGCCGTAGCCGGAGCCGTAGCCGGAGCCGTAGCCGTAGCCGTAGCCGTAGCCGGAGCCGTAGCCGGAGCCGTAGCCGGAGCCGTAGCCGGAGCCGTAGCCGGAGCCGTAGCCGGAGCCGTAGCCGTAGCCGTAAAGGCTCGCCAGCTTCGCTGGCTCGCCTCTAAGGACAATTTGGGTTGCTACCGCGACCACGGGGCATTCTCCCAAGCCTGGACGGCGGCGGGCGTGCATTCCACGACGCTCGTAATGTCGCGCAATGCGATGTCTGCGGCCGGGCCAATGCGGCACTGCTTATCCGGGCCATCGGCGGCGAGTCCGATGAAGCCCTTCACGCCTTGCGACCAGTATAGGCAGTTGCGGCCGGCGCGCAGGTTGATGATCGCTCCATCGGTATCCTTCGCATAACCGAAGAACACCCCCTTGTGCTGCGTCGTCACGACAACGGCGCGTTCCCCGTTCTGCTTCTTGCGGTTCGGATGGTTTATCACTTTCGCTTCTCCAATGCCCCTGAGAATGGTCGAGGCGCACCAACCTCACAATTTCAGTTGCTTACATTGTTGTGCGATGAACGCTATTCGCTGAATTTCTGGCCGATGAGCTGGTAGGCGTCGTACATTGCCTGCGCGGCCTTCTCGCAAGCGGCCTTCACGTCCGGGAATTGTTCGGCGCAGCGGGTGTCAGTGACGTGCTGATCCCACACGTCGCACACGACATGCGCCGTGTGCAGCGCCTCGTGGGTGTAGCCGTCATTGTATGGGTCCGGTTTGTCGCTCATGGCAGTCATCACCCGATATCAGTGGCTCAGATCAATTCCTGAAATGAACCAAGAGATGAGCCAGCCAAGCACGGCGAGAACAATCAGCACAAGAACGACGGTTCCGACTACTCCTAGAAATGACATGTGAGTTCTCCGTGCCAGTGGGGCGATATTCACGCCTCAACCTTTTCCTTGGCCTTGAGAGAGGCCACGTTCAATTTTGAAGTGTGGTATTCGACCTGCCTTTGTGCCTCTTTCAGGCAGCGGCGGTGATAGCTCGCGTTCCAAGCCCAGGTTTTCGAGTCCTTCTCCTTCTCGAAAATCTTGGCCCGCTCGCGGTCCTCCCACTCCTTCGCTTTGCGCTGAGCGAACGCGATGGCGTCGGCCTCCGTGTCGAAAACCTCGTCGTCATCGACTTGGCGCCAGCAGTTCTCCGTCCCGTCAGCGTGCCACCGCACTTTGGTGCCGTTCATTTCGAGGCCGGTGATTGTTGCCTGTCGCGCGGATGCCTTCTGGCGGTGAACGATTATCCAGCCGGTCGGCGCCTCATATCCCGGCGCGCAGTTTCGGCAATCGATCGAAACCTGCGTCTCGTCGTGGAACGAGACACGGAGCCGTCCAGTGCCGCCGCAGTCGGGGCAGGTCACATGCTCCGGCGCGAGCGGGGAAAACTCGGCAATCCAAATCTTCTGTCCGACCTCAAATCGCATCTGTTCTCTCCATGCCTATCCGGTTGTCACCCATGACCGCTAACGCTGGGGTGTTTCCAGTCGCCGCTGTAAAGGCCGTCGTAGGTCGGGGACTCGCCGTTCGCGCCGATGCCGAGCAGCGAGCGGAAGGCGTTGAACGGGTAGAACCGCCGGTTAAAGCGGAAAGCAAACTCGTTGAGGTAAGCTTGCAGATGCTGCGGCGAGACGCCGTGGTGCGTGCCGCGCAACCAGCTTTTGAGATTGCTAAACGCGAGGTGGATGATCGGCAGATATTCTTCCGCCACTTCTGGGTTGGCGGCCTCGACCACCGGCAGGTGCGCGTAGCCGAGCTTGTCGAGGCCAGCATAGCTCGGAGCCGCGTCCGTAATGATGATCGCGCCCGGCTCTACCGCTTGCTCGACAAAACCGCACAGCGATTTTGCAGTGCGATCCGGCACCACGTCCAGGCGCAGGCGTCCAGCGTAGCGCCCGCCCTTGCGCTCCGGTTTGTCGCCCTTTTTCGGCGGGCGCTGCCGGACCTCGACCGCGCCGATAACGAGCGTTTGATCGTGGACGCCCCGGCCTTCGCCGCGCGTGGCCCCGCCGATCCAAGTCTCATCAACCTCAACATGATCCTTGCGCGCGAGATTCCCGCCGATCTTGTCGCGGTCGGGCCGGACCATCCCGGCCCGCAGCTTGTGCAAAATTTGAAACGCGGTTTCGTAGCGGCTCAATCCGAGTTGGCGCTGGAATTGGACTGCCGACAGCCCAGGCGTCATCGACGATACGAGATAGGCGGCCCAAAACCACGTTGTCAGCGGCGTATGCGTGCGCTCCATGACGGTGCCTGCCGTCAGCGATATGTCGCGGCGGCAGTCTCGACAGCGGAGCACACCGGGCCGGGACTCAAATCTAAACGGCTCGCCTTTCTTGCCGCAGTGAGGGCATTCAAAGCCGCGCGGCCAGCGTGCGCCCTCAAGGTAACGGGCGCACCGCTCGTTATCCGGGAAAAACTTTTGGAACTGCGGGAGCGATTTGGGAAACGGCAGATGCTCCCAGGCATGCACATCGGCAGTAGCGGGGGCCATCATCGTGGCGTCCTCACCCATTTGACGGTTGCTGCTTTGATGGCCGGTAGGGCAGCGCGCACCGCGCGCCAATGCTGCGCAGGTACTTGCCATGTGTAGCGCAGCCTGCTCAGCGAGACTTGATGTGTGCCCCATAGGCTGGGGTGCTGCCGTGCCCCTGGCAGGCGACGCACCATGTCAACAATCGGGCCGTTGCACGGCACGGCAATCTCAAAATGCGGGCCGCCAGCCCAGCCGCGACCGTGCCGCAGATCGCAATAATACTCCGACCAATTGCCCCACGCTCGATGGCCGTAAATCACCGCCTCGCCGTTACCGTTGGTCGGACGCTCCGGTAGATCGTCGAGACTGGCCCATGCGGACCAGTCCTCGAAAAACGCGGCGTCTGGATCGAGGCGCTGCATTACTCGCCCCGCTCATGCTCGTAGCCGATGGTCGCGGCTTGGATTGCCGCAGCGGCAGCCGCGAGGCTGACTGGCCCGTTGGGGGCCTCAAACATCGCGACAAAAACCTCCGATCCGGTGATAGCCGGGTCAATCGCGACCGATCCGTCATCGTCGCCCTGCTCATAGGCCCGGATAGCGGTCTCAAGATGCCGGATGGCCTCGTACATCCGGGCAATCCGGGCGGCCTTACTGATGTTGGTCATGCAATCCTCCTATGCCTGACGGATCGTCAATTCACGGCGGCCAGCGGCAATCATGGCCTCTTGCGCCGGGGTCTTGTTGGGCCGCCCCTCGACCGCCGCAATCCCCTGGGCCAGCACGTCATCCGACATGGCGATGATCTTGCGGGCGTTGTCTTGGTGGATGCCGCAGGCGGTCAACAGTCCGACGTGCTGGTCCTCGCCGATCTGGGCGATCTGCTTAAGTTCGGCGGGGCTGTAATCGGTGGCCATCTGTCTCTCCCTATCGGGCGTCCCTCGCCCTACCCCTCATTTATGGCACGGGGCTTTGTGGGAGTAAACCGGATAGATTGCATAGGTACAACAGGAGGTATGCGTGGGACGCAACCGGATAGGCATGGTTCTCTCCGTTAGATACGCGGCTTGTTCGCTGGATGACTTACTTTCTGCATAAGAACGATGCGATGAAGCACGGCCCGATGCAGCTTCGCGTTCCGTAAAATGTGATCTTCCACCCAAGCAGGTCGTAAAGCGGGCAGTCGTCGGCGGTGATGTATTTGACGACGTAGGTTCTCATTCGGCCGCCTCCGTCACCGGAGAAAACTTGTCGGTTTGGTTTCCCCAGACGGTCCAACTGTCGCGCGGCGCGCGGGCGAACAGCTCCAGATAAGGACCGCTGACTAGGCGCTCAACGCGCTCATGAATCTCGTCAGGCTTGCGGCTGTGCTCGCGGCGCGGGGCAATGATGCCCTGGCGAACGTCAGCGTTTATTCGCTTGGGCTTCCCTCGCGTTGCCAGCAAACACGGCTCGGTATTGGCGCGTGTCCAGTAGCCCATGCCGGCGAACGGCGTTTTATCGTCGGCAAAGAGCCGGCATGGATCTGCCTTCATCCAAGAGAAGGCGCACGTCTTGTAGGTGAAACCCCATGCGTCAATGATGCGTAGCGCGTCACCAATCGACGGCCAGCAGCACCACATGAACAGCGCGCAATCTGGAGCGGCCACTTCATCGACAGGAAGCCGTGCAATCTCGCGCATGGTCATGGTGTCGTAATGGTTTTCGGCTGAGCGGGCTTTTCCCTTGCCGGACCAAACCTCAAACGACCACGGCGGGTCCGCAAGGATCGCGTCGAAGTGGCCTTTGGGGAGATTGTGGAACGGATCGGTCATTTTCTCATAAATCGCATGCTGTGGCTGTTACTATTGTTTGGCTGACTTTCCGCGCATAGGATTTCGTCCCTTCGAGTTGAACTTGCGGGTCGCCCATTTTCTTCTCGGCTTATCATCTTGCGGTGCTGGCGTTCCAAGAACCTTGGCCGCCATCGCAATTGTATGCCGCTGATGCTCGGAAACGGAGCGCCGCACATGCGCCACGAGAGTTTTTGAAGATCGTCCGGTGCCGTTGTCTTTGTTAGTGATGTTAGCGTGCTCGGCGACACTCACCACGCGAATATATTTCGCATCATTCGCTGCCGGGGAGTATTGATTCGTTATCGGGTCGAACGGTCGAACTTCTAGTTCCGGGTCGTGGTGATACTCGACGGCACGCGGGTTAAGACCCAATTGGAGAATCGCCGCCTCCAACTTCACAGCAAGAGGCATGAACGGTCTTTTACGTTTCATGCGGCCATCCCTCCAGACTCGCGCATTTTGAAATAGGCGGCAAGCACATCGGCGGCGTCTTTCGGCTGCGCCTCCAAAATCATCGGCGCCGTATCGACGCGCTCTGGGCCTGGCCTTGTCCACGGATCAAGCCTCGCCGCCAAAGCCTTATCGCCAGCCGCCCATGTCCGCATGTTGGCGTCGAGTTCGGCGAAGTCGTGGGCCACGAACACGTTCGCAAGTTCCGACATGCGAAGCACTGCCGCCAATAGCTCTCGCATCGGCAATCCCCAATTCACGCATTGGCGATGCGTGCGCGGCAAGCCTTCGGGGATTCTCCATCCATCCGGCCGTACCAGTGCCGGCCCGATTTGACAGACGACTTCCGATCCTTCGGCACCGATGCAATGGACCGAATATGGATGTCCGTTGATGGTTAGGATATGCGCGGCGAGGATCATGGCACTGTCTGTGCATTGACGAACCACCGGGCCTCACGTCCGCACGAATTCGTTATGCGTGCGCCGATCCACCCGCAATTGCGGTGGACTGCGCAATGCTCCCATCGTCGCACGTCTTCCGGCACCAGCCCGTCAGCGACGAGTGAAACCCCAGAATCCCAGCCGCGCGTAGTCCTATTTTGCGGCGCATTACATTTGGCAAACCGTCCAGGTTCGGAACACCATTTGCAATCCTGGCATTTCTTCATTTACGCCTCCGTCACCCGCTCCAGATGACGCGCCGCGATAGCCTCCGCAGTCTTCTTCTGCGGCGCTTTCAATTCTCCTATCCGCGCCGCAAACCGTTCGACGACTTCTGTATGCGCTTCGGCTGTCTTGCAGGCTAGAAATGCCTTGTCGTATTCGACGAGAAGATCGGCGGGCGGCGCGTCTTTCTTCTGTGCCGGGGCATCCTCTTTCGATGGTTCCGATGCAAGTTGTTCGACCGGCGCCGCGTCGCTGAGTGGATTTGCAACAACGGCATGCGCCGGCTCCGTCGTAACCTTGGCGAACATTTCCTCCGCCGTCGCCTCACCGTTCTTAAGAGCGGCAAACATGCCACGCAGGATAGGGATGTGCTCGGCAGCGATTTCTTCCGCGCTCCCGACGCCAAGCGCAGCGAAGACTTGCTCCGGTGTTGCGCCGAACGCAGCGAGAGCCTTTACGGCCTTGTCGCGCGTGACAGAGAGCGTAGCCAAGTCGCCAGTGACGATGCTCTCCACCGACGCATAAGCGCCGCGCCATAACGCCTTCGGGACGCCGCCTAGGATCGCATTACGCAGCGCGATCGAACATGCGGCGTTGCCAGTGACGTTGATCATATCGTCGTTGTAGATGCGGCCCCGCTTGTCGACGATGCGGCGGCGAACTTCCGCCGAACTCGCCGAGTTCGTCTCCAGGTCATGAAACACGCCTTGGGCGATGACGACTTTCTCCGTGCGGTCGACATGCACCACACGAGCTGCGGCGCGACAATTGCCGAACGACGCTTTCAGAGCTTCGGCAAACCGGATGCTCGGCCCCTTGATGGGCTTCCCTGCTCTGGGTAGCGCGTATAAACACTCTGCGGCCGTCTCCTCGTCGAGCGTGACGTATGACATCAGCCGGTTTTGCACGGCCCTGAGGTGCCGCGGAAACTTGCGCGCCGTTGCGATCTGCGTGTCAATTTCGGCGCGGGTCAGCCCGACCGCCAGCGACGCATCGGTCACGTCTATTGAGGTAGACGGGGCGTCTTCTGCCTCATCGAGAATTTCAGCGTTTGACATGTTGCGTCCCTATGCCGCCCTGTTCACCATCGCCCACGCCGGCAATTCATCGGCCGACAATTCCTTCACCGGGTCGAGCAGTACCCACGGCGCATTGAGGCCGAAGCGGCTCTCAAAATCTCGATAGCGGCTAAATGCAAACTCGATCTCGCGCCGCGCCGTCTCCAAAATCGGATTGCCGGGAGACAGCGAGCACGACCACGTAATCGGCGCCCCTTCGGCTTGCCAAAAGACAAAAACGAAGGCCGCTTCGTGCGAATTGGCGACCTTCTTCATCCAGCCGGCGTCATGGTCGCCAAAGACGAGCCGGTCGCGCCACAGATCACGCACTGCCCGGCGGCCTTCAAGGTAATGCTCCGCCTGGATTTCATAATGGTAGTCGCACATGGACCGGATGCAGGCTTGCGCAAAGTCGAGTTGTCGCGTGTTGCGCGTCGACTTCAAATCCGTAACAGCGCGGATTTTGAGATAGTCCATCCGGCATTTAAGCCGGAGCCCGTCGTCCCGTTTCCAAAAGACGCTGACTTCGTGGTGCCCGTTCTGGAAGGCGTCTCGTAGATGTTCATTCGCGCGGATCATCTGCGCCGACTGCGCGATGCGGTTGAAGTCGTCGCGTTTGATCGGCAGCTTTCCAGCCGCTTCGATAGCCTCTCGTTCCGCTTTCCCTTCCTTCCTGTTCCCAGGAAAGTCTGTCGGCGCGTATGCCGACATAAACGCCGCCTCGCCTTCGAGGACAAAACGATGCACGGCTCGACCGAAATACTGGCTCGGCGTCGGATCGTCGGACGGCTTCAACGGATTCCATGGTGACAGAAACCAGTAGTCCGGGGCCGATTTGAGAAGTCGTCGGATGTCCGTCGAACTGATGGCCGGATCGGAAAAGTAGTCCGCTTCTGATAGCCCGAAATAGATACCAAGCCTTTCACTCACGCCGCCTCTCCCATTCGATCACATCCGCCGCCGATCCATTCCAAATCGGCGGCGATGCTCGCCGCTAAGTTTTCTTCCGCAAGTTCTGCCGTTACGAGCGGCTCCAGTTCCGCATCGATCTTGATAAGCTTCTTCCGCTTGCCCAGGCGCTCGTAGATGGCGCGTTTGCCGCGTAAGTATTCGATGCGGGATTGGCGCGGCGTCACTGCAGCACGTCCTCCGTCATCGTCATGCGCCCGAGTTCTTCCACCGCCGCCACCAATTCGGCATCAGTTGCATCGCGCAAGTAGCGCAGCATTCGTGTTGCTGTGAGGTCTTTGGATTCGGCGCGTGCGCTGTCATAGGCGCGGCCGTAAATGCGCGCCGACGATTCCAGACCGGCGATCTTGCCGCGTAGGGCGATTTCGTCATTGGTCATGCGGCGGCGTCCACTTGCGTTCGAGTTCATAAAGCGGTCGCGCTGCAGGACCGCCAAAGTTCATCGCATCAGGCCACGCCCGCTCCAATTCCTCGTATAAGATCGGCCCATGCTCGGAATGAAACCTATCGAGCATCTTTCCTAAAGCATCGACCGCTTCCGCAATCCGGCCAACGTCGTCCGCCGCCATCTGCATGGTAATGGATTTGGTCATGCGGCGGCTCCGATTTGAATCGGAGCGCGCGTATTCCACGCGGCGATGGCCGCCTTACGCGTTGGATACGTCGAAAGCGACTGATACCCCATGCATTCGATAGTTCCGCCGCTCTCATTGCAGCCGACCGTGAACGTCACATATTCATCGCCTACGCCGACCTGTTCGACTTCGGCAGGCCCGCCGCAGAACGGGCAGGGCAGGATTTGAAGATTGCCGCTCACGACATCGCCCCCACGAACCATTGCACGATTGAGATCGCGACGATGCCGCCGGCAATCAAAGCCAAATCAACCAGCGCACAGGCGCCGAAACTGTGCGGCGATGAGGCGCGGAAGCCGCAGTCGTTGAGACGTTTCATGCTTATCCGGTTGCCACACACAGCCCTAGATGTTGTGGTCATCGTAAAATCCTCTCGATCGACGACGTTCGTATGTGGTTTCCCGATGGAATGCGTCATTTTAGTTCAATGTCCTGAAACGGCGGCCAGCGCCGCTTCGGTTCTCAGGATGCTTCGTCCGATGGCTTCCGCGATTTGCGGGAGGATGGCGTCGCCGTGCGCGGAGATGCACGCCTTCGCGGCGTTGATGGTGGCTCCGGGATATTTGTGGTCAGGCACGCGGATGTCAGCCAGCCGGGCGGCAAGCCCATGAGCCATTCCGAGATGCCGAGCAACGCCGCCGTTCCAAGCATGGACCGCTGGTCCAACTGCTCGCTCAAGGGCCTCGAATTGCGCGCGCGCGTGGCCTCCGAGGCTTTCCCCGAGCGATGATCCCGTGCTGTCGGCGTTGGCAGTTTGCCTATGTCCAGATTCCTCGGGCGCTTCGGCCGCGCGTTGTCCGGCAACGCCGTCTCGGTCAGCGTTCGAAGGCGGTGCCCAAACTCGCCCTGGATCGATGTCGGCGTCAGGATCGTGCCGCGAAGCTGATGCGCCAGCGATCCCTTCCAGCCGGTGTCGCCATGACCGCCAGCATAAGGGTCGGACGCCTTCGGCGTTGAAAGCGATGATCCAGACGCGCTTTCGTTTGTGCGGGGCTTCGAGGTCGTCAGCACCCACCACGAGCGGCCAGCAGGCGTATCCCGCTTGCTGAAACGCATCGTAGAGCCGGTCATAGCCCCGAGTTCGGAGCATAGGGCTGTTCTCAAAAGCCGCCCAGCGAGGTCGGCATTCTCGGACGATGCGGATTGCTTCGAAGAAGAGGCCCGTGCGCTCGCCATCGACGCCGCGCCCCTTTGTGTTGGCGCTGCTGGCGTCCTGACAGGGAGGGCTTCCGACGATGACGGGCGGAAGCTCTCCAAGATCGATCCGAAGTCGATCTGCCGTGACGGTTCTGACATCGTCGTAGATCGGGATTCCCGGATTGTTGTGGGCATAGACGGCGCGTCTCCATGGGTCGGCTTCGCAGGCCGCGACGGTGCGAAATCCGGCGCGGTGCATTCCGAGCGACCATCCGCCGACAGCTCCGCTGAAAAGATCAAGAGTTTCTGGCATCAACATCTAGTATGCCTCAGCGTTTGTGTGCGTTAACCGGATAAGCATGCGACGTTTCATGCGGCGGCTCCGCTCTGTTTTGCGAGCCGCGTCGCAATCTTTCTGGACTCCGCGTCGAGGTGCGCCAGTTCCGGGCGCATGGTCAGGATCGCGATCTGCATCGACAGTCCGATCTGGCCGGCAGCGGCGACGAGTTCGGCGGCCGTCGCGAGGCCGCGCACAAAGCCGAGTTCGCGGCTGTTGGACTCAAGGTCGTCCAGCGCGGCTTCGGTTTTCGGTGACAACGCCATCACATCGCCTCCGCCTTGTGCCGCTTGTGGCCGGCATCGCCGCGACCAGCGGCCTCGTCTTCCGCTGCCGATGCGAGCGCCGTCTGCACATCGCTTTCGATGGCGTCGCGGAAGCGGCCCCGCTCCAAGTTGTCGAAGATGTTCAGGTAGAGTTCGGTGTTGCGGTCGATCTCGACCATGCGGGTCGGCTTCGGAATGACCGCCGACTTGAAGTCCAATGCTTCAACCGAGATAGAGCGGATGAACCATTCCCCTTCGGGGTAGAAGGATATCTCCGCTTCTCCATCGACAAAGCCGGCCTCGAAGCCGCCCTCGTCGACCAACGGCAGTTCCTCGAAACGAAAGGTCAAGACCCCCGTCATTCGCGTCGTCTCCGATTGACAACGCCAGATATACACGGAACGGTGTTATTGGTCAACACCAAAAAGTGTGTCGGTTAAGGTTGACCCTGATTTTTGTTGACGGCGGCATCCCGCCCAGCCGCGCCGCCGGCAAAAAACCCTTTCTGAATAGCGGTTTTGGAGAGGACGTGCCGTATGGCAATGCCTGCTGAATAGACCAAGGAACACGGCCTAAATGTAATGGATTGTAATATTTTGTGATCTAATGTCTCTGTGATACGGCACTGAAACGCTATGTAACAAAACGTGAACAGAGTGTCGTTAAAAAGTGCGTGGAATTGGTTAGAGTGCCGTGTATTTGCGTGCGCAGCAACGCGGCACAGAGGTTGTATAAGATATCTGACTCTCCATAAGGTAAAGCTTACTGACTCTCCATATGGTAAGGTCTATCCATACTGAGAGACTGTAGATAGGATAGTCTCTCCAATATCTTAGACTCTCCCCACGGGGAGAGGTTGTAATTACAGTAGGCTGTCCAGCGAAAAAATTCGCGCGCGGCCGGGAAAAGTTCCGCCGCTACCGGCCGACTGGCCAGAACGGCTTGCCGTCCCTGGTCTGGAAACTCGGCGCATAGCCCCAGCCGGTGATCCCGTCCGGCTTGCCGGGCGGGTAGAGGCGGACCTGCCACGGCGCCGCCGGGGCCGCGTTCGGATCGATCAGGACAGCGCGGATGCCGCCGGATAGCCTCACACAGCCCAGCTCACGCAGCCAGGCTTGGTCGTTCCGGTTGGCGGCGACGATGCCTTCGCGCAATTCGAACGGCCGCAGGCAGACCACGCCGCCGTCGACGGTCTGGACTTCGGCGGGGCGGGCGCTGGAAACGCCACAGAACGCCGCCCATGCGATAAAAGCGGCTGAGCTTATGCGGGGTAGCCGATTAGAACAAAAAACGAACGTATGCCGCTCTAATGGCGAAATGGACGGGATCATCGGTAATCGACGCCGACCACCACATCGCAGCGCGGCCACTCGCGCTTTTTGAGCAGGATGGTTTCTTCCTTGGGGTGATACCGGCGAACCTTCCAGGCGTCCTTAGTTTGGCCGATATATTCCTTTATGGTGGCGTGGAACTCGCCGTTCTCATCGCGGATAAACAGGCAGATGTCCTCGGGACGGGGAACCGTGTGCGGGTGAACCTTCACCCGGTAGCCGGCCTTGAGAACGGGGAACATGCTGTCGCCGACGACAATAACGGCATAAGCGTCTTTGACGAATGTCAAAACGTCGGGTCGATCGATCCTATCAACAGGATCGGAGGACATTACCAACGCACCACTTCCAGCTTCCACCATCGAGTGTAACGGCAAGTCACGCCGACCAGCAACTGTTTCGCGGACCTGTGTGCTGTCCAAAACATAACGCGGCAGTTCTCGCGCCACCTGATTTGGGTCAAGCGCATTGACTCCGGGAACCAATCGCTCGATCGGGATTCCAAGAACCACGGCAATCAACGGCAGAAGAGGAGATTTTTTCGTCTGCCCTTTTTCAATTTTGCCGATCGTCTGCTGGTTCGAGCCGACTTTTTTGGCGAGTTGCGTCTGTGACCAGCCCAATTCCTTGCGCCGATCCCTAACGATTTCCCCGGGATTTCGCTGATTCTGCATGGCCGGAACTTGGCATTCGGCCCGGTCACAATCCAACACGCCGTCCAACACGATAGGGCGTTGACATATACACGGATCGGTGTTAGACGGAGGTATGGTCCGTGAATTGCTCGACGCTGCCGTTAAGATTGCCGGGTCCGAGGCGGCTTTGGGTCGTCTCACCGGTTACTCCCAGAATGCGATCTGGCAGGCCAAGCAGCGCGGCTCGGTAAGCCCGAAGATGGCGAAGGCCATTGACGCTGCGACGAGCGGAAAAATTCCCAAGGAAAAACTGCGGCCGGATATTTTCGAGGATGCCGTGTCATGACCAGTCCGGCTCCTCAACTCGCATCCGGTTCGCTGGATTGGCTCGGCGGCGTTGACGGTATCGCGTTCCGCCGCCGGACCAACCCTTGCACGATTGCGTCGGCGATCTCGCCGATGTGCCGCAACCCCGCGTCTCGCTCAGTCGGCGATTCCTCCCTGTACGGCGCGGCAACTATGCCGGGGCGCTCCCGCATTCGGGCGGAAGTGACCCCGGCTTTTTTTAATTCGGTACGCATGGCGGCGACACTCGTTACGGCAGTGCGCCGAGTGTGTACGGCATCGCAGCAACGCGCCATTCAATTCGGAACTTGAACAAAGCAAGAATGGGGTAGGGGGGAAGTTATGCTTGACGTGAAGGAACGGACGACGCGGCCTCATTCCAGTGCCGACTATCTGGCGCTGAAAACGGCAACCAAGCTCGCCGCCGAACTGGCAGGGCAATCGCTCGGCTGTGTGGCGAAGCGGACCCGGCTCGACGCGGGGACGATCTCACGTGCCGGCAATCCGCGCGAAAACAATTTCCTGCCGCTCGATGTGGCACTCGATCTTGATACCATGACCGGCGACCATACGATTTTGCGCACCTATGCGCGGCTGCTTGGCTTTGATCTTGTGCCGCTGCATTCGGCGGCAATCGTTTCCGGTCTGTCGGTCAAAGCCGGTTATGCGGCGCGTGAAGGCGGCGAGATGGTAGCCAAGATTTTGGAATCGGCGGCGGACGGGCAGGTCACGCCGCGTGAGGCTAGGGAAGTTCTCAAAGAGGCCGACGAATTGGAATTGGTCACGTCGGCGATCAAGCACGACATGCACGGCGTTATTGCGGCGGGGAAGTAGGGGAACGTTCAAATGTGGTGGTTCATATCGGCGCCGATCTGGATTCTAGCGGCGATTATCTTCTGCGGCGGCCTATACGGGCTCGCGCGCAATTCTCCGCAAAGCCAGCATGAAGCGGAGACGATGTTCTTCCTTATTGCGATGCCGGCAAGTTCATTTGCCGCCTACATCGCGGCCCGCATCGTCGGGCTTGTGTAGCAGTACAGCCGCTTAGGACCGGCGCGGCCTCACGCGCGCCATCGGCATCAGTTGGGGATTACGGTGCCGCTGACGAAAGAACAAATCGTCGAGAACGGCTTGCGGTTCGGCGTGCATGCGCCGGCCGAAATCGAAAAGCATTTCGGCAAGGAAGTGTCGGCTGCGTGGCTCGGCGCCGCGCTTGCTGGAATGAGCGTCTATGCGCGGCTGTTGGTCGGCGAGAAGGGTGCCTACGACTGCTTTCAGAAAATTGCCGACAGTTTAGCCGAACCGTTGATAACTCCGAAGGCGGGTACAACAGCGCAATGAAAGTCGTCGCGCTCGACATCGCTTCCTGTACTGGGTGGGCAACATGGATCGGCGGAGAAACCGGCGGGGAGTACGGCTCTGTCAAATTCATCGGCACAATGGGCGATAAGGCTGCCGCATTCTCAGACTGGCTCAACGGCATCATCGGAAAATATGAAATAACCGATCTGGCCGTAGAGCCGCCGGTGCCGATCCATGGAGCAACCAATATCGACACAACAGTCTGGCTCCAGGGCTGCTATCTCAGGGTGCATGAGATCGTCGCGCGGCGGCGACTGAATCTCTGGCCGGTGGCGGAAGTAACATGGCGGTCGCATTTCCTTGGAGTCACACGCGCGCCGAAAACAATCACCGACAAGAACAAGCGCCGGGTTTGGCTCAAGCGCCGCTGTGTGGATGAGTGCCGGGCGCGCGGCTATGAGCCAAAAAACGACAACGCTGCCGACGCATTAGCAATTCTTGATACGATTCGGTGTCGGCTCGATCCGGATTACGCGGTGCTGTCAATGCCGCTTTTACGTGCTGCATAGAGGGTGAGCAATGACGACAATTGGCAGTTCTAGACCCGCGTCGCCGAAATGGTCAAAGAAAGAGACATGGCGATTATTAGCAGCAGTACGCAAGTTCGGGCCAGAGTGGGGCCGGGTGGCGTCGATATTCCCAGGGCGGAGTAGATCGGCATGTCAGCATCGGTTTTTTAAACAGGCGCCGCCGGCATTGAAGCGGCGTTATGGGTTCAACCGCGCGCCAGATTTGACTCCGGAGCAGATCGAACAGGCCAAGTATCTCCGCGCCACTGGCAATAAAAACGGCAATCTGGATTGGGGCACCGTCGCCAAGCAGATGGGCATTCAGCGGGTGCAGTTGGACCGCGTATTCCGGCCGCAAGAGATCGAGCGCAAGAAAGCCATCCCGTTGCAGCTCTATGGGTTTCTCGATCCGGATCGGATCGATGTGCCGGCGCATGTCTGGGCAGAGCGCGAGCTGGCCTTGTCGGTGGATAGGTTCTCGGCGGCGTCACTACTTGGCGATCCGCCGTTTCATCGTAGTGCGCTTTATCAAAAGCTGAATGCGCTTCGTTCCGAACACGAAGCGCGCTAAGTTAAAATCTCATCCACACGGCGCTACAGTTGCCGATCCATGCAACAGTTAAGTTTCGCAGGTTTCGATTTCATGGAAGGCCCGGCTGGCGTGCGGCTATTCGATCTCGGCATGCGGGATTGCCGCTATATCATTGATCGGTGGAATGGAGAGTCGCGGTTCTGCGGAGCTCAGACGTTCAAAAACTACAGTTATTGCCGGGAGCATTGCGAAGTATGTTTTTCTCCCGGCAAGTGGTCGGCGGAGGCGGCATGAGCGGCCTCACGTCCATGCGGGCGCCGATCTATCTCGCCCAGCCATATACGCATTATGTACGCGGGCACGTCGGCGCGTATCTGGATGCGTGCCGGTTATCGGCGCAACTGCATCGTCGGTACAAGACCGTCATCTTTTCTCCGATCGCGCACTTTCACGGCATGACGACGCATGGCGACCTTCCGACCGCCAACGCGAAGTTCTGGCGCAAGTTCAATCTTCCGTTCATCGAAACGTGCGGCGGCTGTGTGGTTGCTAAATTCGAAGGGTGGCAAGAATCGGATGGCGTGTGCGGCGAGATTGCCGACTTCAAAGCGCAAAAGAAGATGGTCGTTCTGTGCGATCCGGTAACGCTGGAATTGGAAAGCGCCTGAAACGAGAAATGAACGCGATCTAAAGCATATAGGGGGCCGATGTGGACGAACTCGCAAAACGCTTTGCCGATCTAGCGGAGAAGTACGGCCCCGCCGTCGCGGACGCCGCTAAGTCCGCCGCCCGGATGGAGGCGATCTCTCAGCTCGTCTCAGGGTTTATGACGGTCTGCATCGGGATTGCTTTGATGCTCCTCGCCCGTTGGATTTGGCGGAAGGCAGGAGACGCCGACCGAGGCCCATACTCGGATTCCGAACTGGCGTATGCCGGCGCGGTTCTTATCGGACTGATTGGCCTGATCCCGTTCTGTATCGGCGTTTGGTCGTGGATCGACCCGTGGACGTGGACGACTATCTCGCACCCGGACCTCTGGATCGCGAAGCGAGCGTTCCATCTTTGAAATGTCAACGCGGTGAGTCATCGCACAACAAAATGACATACACCGGCCCCGAACCCGACTGGATGCGTGAAGCCAAGGCGAGAACAATCGCCGAAGTCTACGCCATGCTCGGCATTCCGAATATGAAGAAAGACGGCATGCATTCCGTCGCGGGGCCGTGTCCTGTCTGTGGTGGAAAAGACCGCTTCTGGATCAACTTCGCCAAAAATAAATACGGCTGCCGCGGCTGCCAGCCGAAGAACGGCCACCAGATCGGCCTTGTCATGCATGTCAGGGGCATCGGCTTCAAGGACGCCTGCCACTTCATCATCGGCAAGACAGTTTCCAAAATGTCGCCGCAGGAACGGGAGAAGTGCAGAAAGCAAAGCGAGGCAGCCGCCCGTAAGCGTGAGCAAGAACTAGAGCACGACAAGTCTCGCCGACTGGAAACTGCGAAGGGGATATGGGCATCGTCAGGGCCGCTTGGCGAGATCGCCTTCCGGTATTTGCGCTCGCGCGGCATCGATCCGAGTGTCGCCGACGATCAATTGCGTTTTCATCCTGGGTTGAAGCATCCGGACGGCGGCACATTCCCTGCCGTCGTCGCCAGAGTGAGCAATGCCGATGGCGAAGGCGTGGGAATTTGGAGGATATTTCTCAAGCCTGATGGAAGCGGCAAGGCCCCGGTCGGCAAAACGCGGCTTGGGCTCGGCAACGTCGCGGGTGGCGCATGCAGAATAGGTGGAGTATGGCCGACGATCGGGCTGGCGGAGGGATTGGAAACGTCGCTTGCCGTGCGCGAATTGGTCGGCGGCGGATGGCCGGTGTGGGCCTGCCTCAGTACGTCCGGACTCAAATCGATTGTCTTGCCGCCGGAAGTCGAATGCGTGCATGTGTACGCCGATGCTGACCCGCCTAAATCCCCGAAGAATGGCCGGACACAATGGATGCCGTCTCCGGGGCTGACAGCGGCGCAAGAATTGAAAGTCAGGCTGGAGCGCGAAGGCCGCAAGGTCACGATACAGCAGCCGGACTTAGGGCGTGATTGGAATGACGTGCTGATGGCGGCAAAGAAAGTCGAAAACGCAGCATGAGTTACGCGGCAAAAAAGAAAGAACAATATGCGCCGCCGCCGGCACTCGCCAACCCGAGTGCGGAACGCTGCGTGTTGGGAAAAATTCTCTGCGACGGTCGGCTTTGGTATGACGTAGCTGACAGGCTATCCGTTGAGCATTTTGTGGAGCCGCGCAACAAGGCCGTATTCAAGGCACTAAGAGTTCTCGCCGATCGCGGCTCTCCGCTATTGAAGCAACTCGTGCCGTCCGTTGTCGGCGACAGTGAGGCCGATGACATAAGCTTGCCTGCCTATCTCGCGGCTCTTATCGCCGAAGCGCCGGAAGGAGGAATAGAGGATTTTGTTGATGCCGTATTGGATGCGGCGCGACGGCGGCACGCCATCCAGGAAGCCGAATGGCTTTCGGATCAAATGCGCAATGCGGAGCTGGGCCGCTCCACAGAAATCATTGCCGACGCCCAGCGCCGCTTGCAACTGGTCGGCACCGATCCCGGCGATGATGGAATAGACTTCAACGGAGTTCTGTCCCGCGTCGTAACCCGCGCCGGAGAAATCAGAACGTCTGACAAGCCCGCCGGACTAGAGACGGGGCTGAACGCGTTCGATGAACTCGTCGGGCCGCTCAGTCCGGGGAATCTCATTGTCATCGGCGGCGAAGCCGGCAGCGGCAAGACGAGCCTCGCGTTGCAGCTCTGCATTATGCTGGCGCAGAAAGCCATTCCGATCAAAATCTTTTCTCTCGAAATGCAAGCTGATGAACTCGGCGAACGTGCGCTCGCGAGCTTTTCCGAAATTCCAGCTTACAAGATCAAGGATGCCGATCTCAACGATGCGGAGATGGAGCGCCTGATCGAGATGCAGCGGCGATTCTCCAAGTTGCCGATCTACGTCGACGACCGGCCGTCTCCGATGACCTCAACGCTCTTGACTCGGGCATCGCGCGATCAGGCCAAATACGGCGTCCGCCTATTCATTACGGATCACATGCGCAAGGTGCGGGCGAATGACGGCCGCGCCGACGAGCGCGTGAGGCTTGAACAAATCGTCTCCGATCACAAGAACATGGCGAAGCGGCTAGGCGTGCCATGGATTTTATTGAGCCACATCGCGCGGCAGGACTTGTCGCAGGTAAAGACGGCCAAGGACATTCGCCGCCCGAGCATGCGCAGCCTGTACGGCTCGTCGGCGATGGAGAACGAAGCGGACGCGGTTGTGATTGTGCATCGGCCATCCGTTATTCTGGCCGATATCAAGCCGACACAAGGCGCGAAGCACGAAGGGGATTATGAGGCCGATGTCATGTACTGGGAAGGCAAGGCCGAATTCCTTCTCGCCAAGCACAGGCACAGGAAAGGGCGCGGCATCAGAACGGTACGATTTGATGAGTCCAAAACCTGGTTCTACTGAGACGCACATATGATCGACAAATGGGATATTCGGTTTCTTGATCTTGCGAAGCACGTAGCGCAATGGTCGAAGGACCCAAGCACACAGACTGGCGCGGTTATTGTGCGTCTGGATCGCACAATTGCGAGTGTCGGGTTTAATGGTTTCCCGCGCGGCTGTTCTGACGCGGAAGAACTCTACGCCGACCGCAATATGAAATACATCCGCACCGTGCATTGCGAAATGAACGCCGCCCTGGCGGCGCGAGAACCGTTGCACGGCTTCACGCTCTACACATGGCCGTTCATGTCATGCGACAGGTGCGCGGCGCACATGATCCAGGCAGGCATTAAACGCTGTGTCGCGCCAGCATGCCCGCCACATCTTCAAGAGAGATGGAAAGACAGCCTCGCCTCCGCATCGGCAATTCTGGCGGAGGCTGGGGTAGAATTGGAGTTGATCGGTGCCTGATATCGTATCGGAAATCACGAAGAAGCGCGGATCGGTCTATGGACCGTTCCTGCATAACGCCATCGTCGCCCAGAATATTAAGGCAGCGATGCGAAACATTCCAGACCCGGATAATGAGGGATTGTTGTGGGAGTCTTTGCCGGTGGATGTGCGGGAAGGGCTAGACCTTATCGCATTGAAGATTTCCCGCATCGTTACCGGAGACGGAGAATATCTCGATAATTGGGATGATATCGGAGGATACGCGAAAATCGTCGCAGACCGTATTCGCGCATCAAAGGATCAAACAAAGGCAGCCGCATGACAGCGCAATCCTGGGGCCTTCTTGCCGCCGATCCTGTGCGCTGGCTGATCGGCACGGAGGCGGATGTCAAATCCGCTATTCAAGCCTTTCTCGAAGGACGCGGCGAGGACCACACCGAAGTCGCAGGGCCGCCGACCATGCATGAACTCATGCGGCATCGGGAGTATCCAAAGACGGCATTGGAACTTCCGGTCGTAAAACTCTATTTCCGCAAGATGGTGAATCCACCGACCGGAGAGCGCGGTGTTGAAGTGAAATGCTCGCCGGCAGAACTTGAAGAAATCCAGAGGTGGCAGCAGCAGGCGAAGGCAAGGACGGCGTTGGCGGCGAGTGCGCCGCTCAATATGGCGGAGCGGGAAAATGGCTAAGCGCAAGAAGCTGAAAGCGGCGAAGGTATCGCCGAAAAAGAAATCGGCACAGGTGCATGACCGCCGGGCCAAAGACCTGCCCTTCAATGCCAAAGTGGCAGTTGTCACGGTCGACGATCCATTCGGGATTCGGGAGTTTGCGGCGGAAGCGCCGGCAGAGCGGCGGGACTACTCCCGCCCCATGAGCGCCGCCGCGACAGAACTCCGCTCACCCGGCCAGCCGAAAGTATCTGTTATCGTCTCGCTCAGAGATGACCCGCTCCGCACTATGTTCGTGCGTGGCCGCATTACCGATCTGCAGTGCATGGCCGGACTGAAATACCGGGACGATATCGACACCTCCATGCTCGGGGGCGGCAGAGCGATCGATTATTCCCGTCCGGCCGTAGACGGCGGCAGGCTCGGCGATCCGTTGAGCGATGCTGTGATGGCAGCATTCGGTCGGCTGTCCCGCGCCGACGCCGCTCTAAAGGCCAGCACGGGGCATGGTGGGTTGATCTGCGCCCGGTACATCATTGGAGAGCGCAAGACAGTGGTCGAATATGGTCGGCACATCGGCTGGGAGACCAAGCACGGCCTAAGTAGGTGCGCCGACTTTCTCAGGCTATGCCTTGATACATTGGCCGAAGTGTACGGGCTGGCGAGCAGGAGGGCGGCGTGATGAATGTGAAGCCAGCCAAACCGCTGAAATCGAAAGCGTACGGCTCCATCGGCCATCTGCCGAACTCGCGTCTCGGTCCCGGAGACTGGCACGTACACGAAGGGCAGGCCCGCATCTGCTGCGAGAAACCACGCAAGGGCGACCGAATTGTCGTTACGGAAAAGCTGGACGGCGCGTGCATGTCGGTTGCCAACATCGACGGGGAGATCGTCGCCCTATCCCGCGCCGGCTATCGCGCGGCCGACGCCCTTTATGAGCACCTGAAAGCCTTCGCGCCCTACGTCAAGAAGCGCCGCATCGTGTTTGCCGATCTGCTGCACCCTGGAGAGCGCATCTGCGGTGAGTGGATGGCGATGGCGCACGGCACGCTGTACGACGCGGCGCATCCGCGCTTCGCGCCCTACATCGCCTTCGACATCTTCCGCGAGGGCAAGCGAATCCTTCGGGACGAGTTCGCGCAGCGGTGCGCCGTAGCCGAGATTCCGACCGCGCACCTGATTAGCGATAGCGCCGAGCCCCTGTCCGTTGAGAACGCGCTGGCGCTGCTCGGGCAATACGGGCAGCACGGATCGAAAGAGGACGTGGAGGGCGCGGTGTGGCGTGTCGAGCGCGAGGGCCGCGTGGACTTCCTCGCGAAGTACGTACGCCCCGACAAGATCGACGGGAAGTATCTGCCGAACACGACAACCAGCATCACGTCTGAGCCGATCTGGCTTTGGAAGGATGCTGTCTAGACCATGCGCCCATTCCCCGCCTTCTCCCGCATCTGCCCGAATTGCCGCGGCAGTAAAATCAAGCCACTGGAAACTCGCGCCAGCGGTGGCGGCATCAATTCTCCCCTGCGCCGCCGTCGCGCATGTCTCGACTGCAATCACCGCTGGACGACCTATGAAATCTCAGCCGAGACATACGAGGCCATGCAGCAACTCAGAGAAAACGCGCGCAATGCGTCAGTTGCTTGTGCCGAGATTATCAAAATGACGGAGCAATAACGCTACCAGTAGCGTAAATTGATAATAGTGCCGCTAACGATGTACTAATGCTTGATTTCTTCGGGGGTCAAGTTTAGTCTGTACCTAACGTGATGAATTGCGAATTGGCGAATGAGCGCAGCCGCAATTCACGTAGGACAAGTTTCACGAACGGCGGGCAAGGCACGCCACATCAGGCATAGACCTTACCTTAAGCCTTTGGCCCGCCCCCTAATCGGACAGCGATAATCCTCCTGAGAGCCGACGCCTGTATTGCGTGTTGGCAATGACCGGCTGGATGCGTCTGTCCGAATGCGGCCCCCGTCTTTGTGCCTCGCGTTCTCCGGGGAGTTGCCTGCGGCGGTCCTGTTCACTCCCGGCGGGATCGCCGCACCTATTCAAGAGTTCGGGTGCCTACGCTTCCAGTAATGGAATGCGCCAGTCGGGTAGCGGCCTAAACCAGCGCCGTCCGGCGAACCCTTAGAGACGCGCGCCCGTGCCGAACTCGGCAAGACTGCCGCACAATTAGGTCTGCGCCGCTCGCTATGGTGCTCGGCATTCCTGCGGGCATTGACCGGACAATCCGGGGTGGATGATCGCGCCGCCTCATGGCTGCGCCGCCCCCGCACAGGCCCGCACGTTGGCGCAATTGCGATTGTCCGCCGGGGGCATCATGTCGGCGTCGTTTCCGGCTTCGACGCCGCCGGCAATCCAATCCTGATCTCAGGCAATCACCGCCATCGCGTCGGCGAAGGCGTGTATCCCCGCCGCACCGTCCTCGCCTATGTCGAGCCATAGCCGCCGCATGATCCTCACCCGCGATGCCGCCTGCCGCGCCGCGTTAGCCTTCGGCGTTCTTATGGCTATCGTGTTCGGGGTGTGTGTGACATGGGGCGGCAAGGCCGCCGCGACATACAAACCCGAATACGCCAAGAACCCGCCATCAGTTCAGGAGTGGTTCAAGTCGGCGCAATTGACGCCGCAGGCGAGGGCAAGACTGTTCATTGCCGGGTGCTGCGAGCATGCCGACCGGCTCCGGACCAAGTTCGTTCCCCGCTCAGATGGGGAATGGTCGTTCTATCCGGACCCGAATTGCACCGCTGCCGGGTGCCAACTATTGCCGATCCCGTCCGACACCATCCACGAAGACACAATCCGCGCCTTTGATCCGAAGGACGACGGACTGCCTGAATTTGATGCCATGCGGAGAGAGGGTGTCCTGTTCATCTGGAATGGACAGGTGACGTGTTTCTGGCCGCCTGAGCCGGGAATCTAGCCTTGTTCTGGGTCATTGTGCTGCCGCTCGTGCTCGGCACCGCTGATGGCAAGCAGATCGAGATGTCCGGCTTGACAGACCCAGCCATCGCTTATGCCGATAATGACCAATGCGACGCGATAGCTGGCTTTATTGCCAAGGCGAACCATCGCGCCGCCGAATGCAGGCCGCTCAAGATCGAGAGCGGCAGGAAAGTCGAGACACTGTAGGATGATGCTTTTATGGTTTGCCGCCCGCCAAGCGGCCGTCATCCGCTATTCGATCTGGAACACCATGTTTGAAGGCGGCGACCCAAAGAAGATGCAGGGGCATTTGGACGCGATCAAAGAGCTGTACGGGTTCTGAAAGCCGGTGGCCGTACTCCCCAATGCGCGGCATGAGATATTCGCTCAAGAGGTGGCGAAAGGTCGGCCGGCGTCAGAATCCTACGTTCTCGCCGGCTATAAGGCAGCGGGAAACTCGGCCGAGGCCGCAGCCTCTCGTCTGTTAAAGAATGTTAAGGTCCGGGCGAGGGTCGATGAGATTTTGGCCGCATCGGCGGCTAAGGCCGGCGTTACCATCGAGCGGGTTGTTTCAGAACTTGCCAAGATAGGGTTCGCCGACATCCGCAAGGCAGTGGATTGGCAAGGCTCGTTGGTCGAGGAGACGGATAATCCGGACGGCGGGGACGTTCTCGTCGTCAAGCATCTCCACAACAACCATGTCCAACTCATTAGCGCCAAAGACATAGACGAAGACACTGCCGCGGCGATTTCAGAGGTTCGGCAGAGCCCGACGGGGGGCCTGAGCCTCAAAATGCACGACAAGCGCGCAGCATTGGTCGATCTCGGCCGCCACCTCGGCATGTTTAAGGATCGCTTGGAGCACAGTGGCCCCGACGGCGGGGCAATCCCCGTTGAGGTGACGGGCGCGAAGGACCGCCTTGCACATTTCATCTCTCGCCAGACTGAGCCAGGATCAAAGGTCGGCGGCTCTAGCGGAACTGACTGACGCTGAAGCCGATGCGCTTCTATACGATTGGGAATTCTTCGCCAGAACAGACCAGTTACCGCCGCCCCCAAACGATGGGGAGACGGGCTGGGACTACTGGCTTCTTCTGGCTGGGCGCGGTGCCGGCAAGACACGCTCCGGGGCCGAATGGGTCCGCGACCAAGTAAAAAGCGGCGCGCGGCACATTGGTCTTATAGCGCCCACGGCGGGCGATATTCGAGACGTTATGATCGAGGGGCCTTCCGGCATCCTTTCGGTCTGTTGGCGTAACGACAAGGATATTTACGGACGGCCGCTCGGCCTGCCGATCTACGAGCCGTCAAAGCGCCATCGCCTGACATGGGCAAACGGTGCTGTAGCGCACGGCTACTCGGCAGAGGAGCCGAACCGCCTTCGCGGTCCGCAGCATGACCGCATATGGGCCGATGAAGTCGCCGCGTGGAACGATGGCGACCCGAACGACGCCTGGGACATGGCGATGTTTGGGCTTCGCCTCGGCGCCGCTCCGCAGGCCGTCATAACGACAACGCCGCGCCCGATCCCGCTCTTGCGGGAATTGCTGCGCTCGCCGCGTTGCGTCGTCACACGGGCCAAGACCGACGCCAACAAGGCGAATCTTGCGCCGACCTTCCTGTCCCAGATCGTGTCCAAATACGAAGGGACGCGGCTTGGCCGGCAGGAGCTGGACGGCGAGCTAATCGAGGAAGTCGAAGGCGCGCTGTGGACACGCGCCATGATCGAACGGGCGAGGGTGGCGAAAGCACCCGATCTGGTTCGGATCGTGGTGGCAATCGACCCGGCCGCTACATCAGGGGATACATCGGCACTCACCGGCATCGTTGCCGCTGGAGTCGATTCTAATGGTCATGGATACGTTTTACGAGACGTGTCCGGCCGGTACACCCCCGACGCATGGGCTCGCCGCGCTATTGCCCTCTATGACGAATTAAAGGCCGACCGCATCGTCGCCGAAGGCAACCAAGGCGGCGAAATGGTGCGGCACACCTTGGAAACGGTGCGGCCCAACATTCCCGTCCGCATCGTCCATGCCAGTAAAGGCAAGCAGGCCAGAGCGGAGCCGGTATCGGCGCTCTATGAGCAGGGCCGAGTCAGTCATGCCGGCGCATTCCCGGAGCTGGAGGACCAGCTTTGCACGTGGGAGCCGCTGACTGGCAAGGCATCGCCCGACCGATTGGACGCGATGGTGTGGGCGCTGACGGAATTGATGGTCGGCGCTGTTGCCGAAGTGAATATCGGCGGTCCCGTGCAAGTCGGCGGCGCCGCCCCGAGGATTTGGTAGGAGACAAGATTGGCAGCGTCGACCACTGAGAGCGGCGACGTGGCCAAAGTGGCACCTCCGGGACCGCCGCAGCCGCCGACAGGCGCATTCGGCAATATGGCCGGTTTAACCGGCGACCCGAACGCCAAGGCATTCGGCGAGATCGGCGTTTCCGGTCTCAAGGTATTCTCCGGCTATCTGTCGGAAGAATACTTGCCGGAGTTGCGCGGCCCGAACGCCTGGCGCGTTTATCGCCAGATGGCGGAAGGCGACGCCACTGTCTGCGCCACGCTCACGGCAATCACGCTCATTCTGCGGGCTGTGGATTGGCGGGTTGAGCCGGCGGACGATAGCGGCGAAGCCGAAAAAGAAGCCGAGTTCGTCGAATCGTTGTTAGACGATATGTCGCATCCGTTCCCGGATGTGATTGGCGAAGTCATGTCCATGCTGACCTTCGGCTGGTCGGTGTTGGAAATCGTCTTGAAGCGCCGCATGGGTCCGGATCAGAAAGACCCGGCGCTGCGCTCGAAGTTCGACGACGGCCGCATTGGCGTGCGCAAGCTGCCGATCCGATCGCAGGACTCGCTCTTGCGATGGGAGATGCAGCAAGACGGCGGCATCGCCGGTATGTGGCAATTACCGCCGATTGGCGGGCAGTTGCTATTCATCCCGATCGAGCGGCTTCTGTTGTTCCGCACGACAAGCCGGAAGAACTCGCCGGAAGGCGTGTCAATTCTCCGCTCGGCCTATAAGTCGTGGTATCTGCGCAAGACGATCGAGGAAATCGAGGCGATCGGCATCGAGCGCGAACTGGCGGGGTTGCCGGTTGTTTCAATCCCGGCCAAGTATCTTCTGTCGGACGCATCGGCTACCGATAAAGCCGTTCTTGAGCAATACAAGAAGGTCGCCCGCGACGTAAAATTCAACCAGCAGGGCGGCATTGTCATTCCGTCCGATTGCTGGCCCGATCCGCAAACAGGAGCGCCGTCGGCACAGCGCATTGTCGACGTGAAATTGCTCTCGACTGGCGGACGACGGGCCATTGATACCGGCCCCGTTGTCGAGCGGCACGAAAAAAACATCGCCCGTAGCGCACTCGCAGATTTCATGATGCTCGGCGATCAGAAGGGCAGCTACGCGCTCTCCAAGAACAAGTCCGAGTTGTTCCTGCGGGCCTGCGAAGCCTATCTCAACCAGATCGCGGAAGTCCTCAACCGCTTCCTGCTGCCGCGCATCTGGTCGTACAACAATATCGATCGCGCTCTGATGCCGGAACTAAAGCCGGGCCGTGTCGCGCCGGTCGATCTGGCTGAGTTCGGCGCGTATCTGCAGGCGCTTGCTACGGCTGGTGCGCCGCTATTCCCGAACCAGGAATTGTCGGAATACGTGGCGGAGATCGCGGATATGCCGGCGCCCCCGGAAGATGCCGGACTCCAGCCGCAGCTAGGGCCGAATGGTGTGGCTGAACAAACCGGCAACGACGACGGCATGGGAGTCAGCCAAAATCCTGCCGAGATCAATCCGCAACAGGCGACGCAGAATGCCGGCCCCTACTTCCAGCAGGATGGCAGCGGACAATCAGAGGCGACGACAAAGGCGAATCAACTCCACGGCCCGAAGGGTACAGAGCAGGGCGGCCAGTTCATTGGTCAGGATACGGTCCTAACCGCTCTCACGTCCAAGCTTGGGGCCGCAGAAAAGGATGCCTTGCAGGTATATTCTGGCGGAGAGTTCGAGGATATCAACGCTCACTTTCGTGAGGGCGACGCGGTAGGGCCGCGCCTGTCTGGCATCATTTCCAAGATCGATTCAGCGTTCAAGGGATCGGCGTTGCCGTCTGATATCGTTGTGTACCGCGCTATCGACGCCGAGGGTTGGGCGGCGATGCAGAGATCAATCGGCGCGGGTGGCGTTCTTATGGACAAATCTTATACCTCAACGTCTCTGTCGCGGAAGGCGATGGAGTCTTTTTCCTCGACCATGCATCGCAGCGGCGGCGCGATGGCCCTTGAAATCCGCGTGCCGAAGGGCACCCGCGCTATCTACATGCCTAGCCTGTCTGAGCACCCAGAGGAAAAGGAGCTACTATTGAACCGCGGAACTAAATACCGTGTCGTCAGCAAGACACCGAGGAAGATCGTTATGGAGGTTATCCATTGACGACCGGCACTGTCGGCGGCTATTCGCCGGAAAACAAGTTCACTTGGCAGCGTGGCAACCTAACGTTCGTGAGCGTTGGCGGCGATGACGACGCGAATACGCCGCCGCGTTCTGGCAGCAGGCCCGTGTCAGGCGAAGACGCCGGTAGCGATGCCTCTGCCGACTTCATGAGCGGAACGAATAGTAGCGGGACGAAATAGGTCAATCGCCGTGGCCGAAGTGATTCAATTTATCGCCGCTCTGGTCGGCGCAACGTGCATCATCGTTATAGTGGCGCAGTACTGCGTAAATGCAGATCGTCGTCGCCAAGTCTGAACGCGACCCAAGATGGGTACATAGAAACCAAAGTTGGGTAAACGTTCGAAGACATTCCGCGACGTATGCGAACGCCGACATTTCGAAGGCGTCTTCTGCCGACAAGGCGGAAATCGAACGGCTCCTAAGCAACCAGACGACGGTTTCCAGCCGTATCCGCCGCGCGTTTACCGAGGCCGTGGATAGGCTGGCCGACAAGGTTGATATCGAGCGCATCCGTACCCTCCTTGAACAGGGTAGGGTATCCGAAGCCATCGGCGTTGTGGATGCTCAGCTCGTATCGTCTGGCATGCAGCCGATCGGCGCCGCATCTACAGCGGCGACGGTCTGGGCCGGTCAGCAAGCGGCACTGGCGCTATCGGCATCGTTTGCGCCGGGCGAGGTTCAATTCCACTTCGGGATAACCAATCCCGAGACAGTCCGATACCTGCAAAACTATGAGATGGCGCTTATTCGCGGCCTTACTGCGGGTGCGCTGGCCTCTGTTCGTCTGGCTATTGCGGATGGCGTTGCTGCTGGCCGTAATCCGTTGGATGTGGCGCGAGACGTGCGGCAATTCATCGGGCTTACGCCGTCGCAGACGAAAGCGGTCCTGAACTATCGCCGTGCATTGGAAAGCCTCGATGCCGGCGCATTGCAGCGGCAGCTACGCGACCGGCGCTTTGACGGCACGATCAGCGATGCCGTGGACAGCGGCGAGCGACTGTCGCCGGACTACATCGATAAGCTGGTTGAACGGTATCGGCAGCGGACCTTGAAATTCCGCTCGGAGACGATCGCCAGAACCGAAGCCATTCGCGCCGTCAATGCGGGCAATGTGCAACTGTGGCGGCAGGCCGTCGCCGATGGCAAGGTCGACGCAGATGGCGTGAGGAAGAAGTGGATTTACACGCACGACAGCCGGGTCCGTCACGCCCACATGACAATTCCGTCGCTGAATGAAGGCGGAGTTGGTCTGAATGAACCGTTCAAGACTGAATTAGGGCCGCTGATGTTCCCCGGAGACCCCAACGGCACCGCCGCGAACACGATCCGCTGCAGATGCGCCATGATGATCCGCTACAGGGCACCGGCACAGAGGCAGGATGCCTAACCGCCCATCTCCCGGACCACGACGCCGGCCGCCTCTAGCGACCGCTTGACGTGCTCTAGGACAACCAGGGCCGACTGGTTCTTTGTGACGGCGATCTGTGCCGATACCTGTTCATGCATGTCGGCGAGAAAAGCAAAAACCGTATCAAACGGCTCCAATAGCGGCAGATCATCGTTAAGCGGTCCTTTCAAATCAGCCGCCCTTGCTGGCCTGATGGGAGCGTAGCTCGCCTAGGCAGCTTGGCGACGCGGGCGCGGTTGTGGATGTGCTCGGCGGTGTTGAGCGCATGCCCGTACATGCGCCAGCGGTGGCAGTCTGAAATGAGATCGCCGAGCGCGCGGACAAGATCGTCATAGGTCGGCGCAGCTACCTTGTTGAGTGGCCGCATCCACGGCTTGCTTTGCCGCTTCATAGGAACAGCAGGTAGGCAATGCCTACGGCGAACCAGCCGGCCATGAATACGGCGGTCAGGGCACAGATTGCGGCGGCTTCGCGGAACATGCGGCGAGGCTAGGGCGGCACCGATGCCGCAGGCAATGCAATAAAGGCGGCGGGTATTGCATGGGCGCGCTGTGGTGGTGCGATCCGAACGGCTACTGCGCCGAGTATCGCCGCATGCGCCTCTACACGCGGCTTTTGTTTCGCCAGTACAAATTGGAACGATGGGACGCATTCTGGGCGTCCATATTCGAGGCTTTTGAATGACCTATTCCGCCGATGATCGGAATCTGGCGCATCTGACCAAGATGCTGCCGGCAGATGCGATGCAGGTCTGGTGCGATACGGCCAACCAAGCCGCCGAAATGGGTTACGAGCATAACGATTGCGTGCGGCAGGCTTGGGATGAAGTCGGCAAGACCTGGCAACGGCCGCCGACCGGCAAGAAATGGATTTTGAAAGACAACCCGACCGGCGGCGATGTGCATGTCGACGGCATGATGGGTTCAGGCAAGAAGAAGCCGAAAGACAAGCCGTATAACGCGCCGTGCGATACCAGCAAGGCGGAAGCATCGGCGCAGATCGTCAAGGTCGGCGACGATGAGTCCCGCATGGCCTATGGCTGGGCCAGCGTGATTTCGGAAAAAGGCGTGCCAGTCGTCGATACGCAGGACGATGTGATTTCGCCTGCCGAACTCGAAAAAGCCACGACAGATTTCATGGCCGATGCGAGAGTCGCCAAGGCCATGCATGATGGCAGCGGAATCGGCGAAGTGCTGCATTCATTCCCGCTTACATCCGAACTCTCTAAGTCGCTCGGCATCAAAGCCGATCGCGAGGGATGGATCGTTGGCGTCAAGGTGCATGACGACGATATTTGGAAAAAGGTGAAGGACGGCACCTACGGGGCGTTCTCCATCGGCGGGCAAGCCGTCCGCGAACCAATCGAGGCTTAAACGAAATGGCGCACGCTCTAAAGAACCTGCGTCTGGCTGAATTAAGTCTGGTCGACCGCCCGGCGAACAAGTCCGCGCGCGTCACGCTGTTCAAGCGCGATTTTTCGCAAGACGAGCGCGACCGTTTGGCGGGCACTGGTGCCGCCATGGAAGACGGATCATTCCCGATCCAGAACACCAGCGATTTGAAGAATGCCATCCACGCCATCGGCCGAGCAAAAGACCCGGCCAAGGCGAAGGCTCACATCATCAGCCGGGCGCGCTCGCTCGGCGCAACAGACTTGCTTCCCGATGGCTGGGTTAGCAAGAGCAACCACGGCCATGAAGGAGAAAACGACATGACCGAAGCCGAACTGAAAAAGCAGATCGACGAGGCGGTCAAGGCCGCGACGGCCGACCTGCAGAAGAAACTCGACGAGGCGAACGATAAGATCGCCAAGATGGGCGCCGGCAACAAGAAGAAGCCGCAGGCATCCGACGCAGAAGACGCGGCCGATGGCGGCGACGACGAGGCCAGCGAGAAGGCCAAGAAGCGGTTCGAAGACCGCGTTAAGGCGGAAGTCGAAAAGCGTCTCGCGGCGCAGGCGGAGATCGCCAAGTCGGACGAGACCTTCGAGTCCGAAGGCGTCGTGATTCGCAAGTCGGAAGTCGGCGAGCCGACCTTCAAGCTGTTGAAGTCGCAGGCCGACAAGCTCGAAATCGCCGAATTCAGCAAGCGCGCCGAAGGCGAGTTCAAGCACCTTCCCGGCGAGACCGTCGCCAAGGCGAAGGCCATCCGCGCCGTGTCCAAGCTCGGCAAGGAGGACCGCGAGGCGATCGAAGCGATGTTGAAGGCCGGCGATAAGGCCATGTCGATCAACTACGCGCCGATCGGCAAGGACGGTTCGACGGAAGGTTCGGCGCAGGCGCAGATTGAAAAGCTCGCCGAAACCCGCGCTACAGAGAAGAAGATCACCAAGGCCGCCGCGATGGTGGAAGTCCTCGATACCAGT